AGTGGGGAGAGGGCACGTATTCTTCGTCGGACGGTATCAGGCGTCAACACGTTGAAGAAGCCATAACGGTAGAAATCGCGGCATATGCAGACGTTGATATGCCGTGGCACGCCTTTCCGGATGGTGATACTGCCGCAGGATGGAGAACGCCAGAAGAAGTGCTAGAGTTTATGACGTTCGCCGCCAATAACACGCTGATCCCTCGGAAGGAAACTGACTAACATGGACAAAGAGAGGAGAAACACAATGAAAGATACCAGAATCCTCCTCCAGGCGACACTGGACGCGATTGAGCTGCTACACACGGCCCGCAGGTCGATAGACGGCGTAAACGCGGTGACGGGCGTCCTCTGGCGAGCGGCTGAGGTCCTGGGCCAGGACGCCAGGTTGATGCTCACCGGGGCGAATGAAGAGGTGCAGGCATGATAGACATCGCACTCTTCTACGCCTGGGCACCCATCGGGATGGCCTTCGTCATTCTCGGCCTGATCGGGCAGCTTTACTACTTCAATTCCATCATTGGCGCCTACATTGCCTTGGCCACCCTGATCCCGATCCTCTTCGTGAGCACCCTCTTACTCTCACTCTGGAAAGGATGAGCACCATGTATACAAGAACCAATCCTTACAAGTTGACAACGTCTCAACGGTGTGCATGCTGCGGGCGCTCGACCATCCAACAGGGCCTCGCCGCACTCAACTGCATCATCTTCTCGTTACTCATCGGCGGAATTTTCACCGCCACCGTACTCGGAGCCTGGGGATTCTATGACTAAGCCATCACCAGTCAACACAATTGTATCTGGCGCACAAACTGGCGCTGACCAAGGCGGATTAGCCGCTGGTCGGACACTTGGGCTACTCACGGGAGGTTGGGTTCCAAAAAACCGACGCACTGACACTGGCCCACTCACAGATGAGCAGATGAGACGCTATCATCTACGAGAAACAGTCTCCACTGACTACCGAGAACGCACGATCTTGAATGTCGAATCCGCTGATGGCACCGTGTGGTTTGGTAACACCGACAGTTCGGGATATTACTGCACTAGACAAGCAGCCGAATATAACTATGGATTAAGCTGGCGCGACCACTGGAATGAAAACCCAACACCTACAGAATTGCGAGAGTGGGTAATCAAAAACGATATCGTCAGACTCAACGTAGCGGGCAATCGTGAACGCATAAATCGAGGCATCGGCAAACACACTTACGACACACTCTGTGAAGCCTTATTAAAGGAGAACAATGACTAAAACACAATGCGAACAGCGGGAAATGATGAAAGACTACGTCAATAATCAACTCACCACGGACCAAGAACTGTTCATCCTCAAGCATGCCATCACCTGCACCCAGTGCAGGAATCGCATCATAGACTTGTCCTGGCCGAGCTATTGGACTTCTGCAAATGATGTTAGAAAACCATGAAAAATAAACAACCCATCAAATCAGAGCTAGGTGAACACGGCAAACGGCCTTCGATTCTCGGGGCATGCCCACCGATCTCCGACGAGCAGCGTGTATTGCTGGAGGAGTATGCCCACAGCCATGGCACAGAGTGGCACAGGGAACTGCTACTCGACTGGCAATTCTGCCGCCTCGCTGGGCCCTTGCACGCCTTGCGGAATACGCATGGCCCGCTCTGGCTCAGCACCTATGTCGACAGCATGAATATCACATGATATTCGGCTACCAGTTTGGGACATCATGTCCCAAAACAAGGCGTGTGGAAAACACGAAGTGTTTCCCACGACGCATTACTTAAGAGCGGAGATAAAAAGAAAAGGAACAGACCCATGAATATGCTTACCTTGCAGAACACGCACCCATCGCTGCCGCCGTCTCTTGTCGATCCGAGACGCGCCGACACGGTCAGCGCCAAGTATGGCTTCTTCGACACCCGAGCCGTATTGGAGACGATGCTGATGGAGGGCTGGGTGTTGAAGAAGTGTGTCGCCGCACGTCCCAGAACGAAAGACCCACGTTCGGCCAAGCATATGCTCGTGCTGCAACGTGCCAATGCGGCGCTGATTAACGGGGTGACCCCGCAGTTGCTGCTCATCAACAGCCATGATGGGGCATGCACGTTCCAGATGTATGCGGCCATGGAAGTCTTTGTCTGTGCGAACGGGCTCATCGTGACGGACGGAGAATTGACGAGCAGGGTGAAGTTTCGGCACCTCATGAAGAACGTGCCGGAGATTATGGCGGCGGCTGCGGCGACCATAGAGGTTGCGAACAGCATAGCCGATCGCATCCCGAAGCTGGCGGAGATCACCATGACAAGGCAAATGATGGAGAACTATGCATACAAAGCCGCGAAGCTGCTGCCGACGCCGAAGAACTACGATGATGTGATGCCAACATTTATCACGTCAAGACTGCGGGACTCTAGGGAATTGCTCACCATACACCGGGAAGCCGACCGGGGTGCGAACCTCTGGTCTGTCTTCAATGTAGTCCAGGAGAACCTGATGCGGGGGAAAATGAACACCGCGCATATCGGGCGAAGGCGTGGTGTGACGCGGGCGGTGACCAACATCCAGAAGAATGTGGATCTGAACACCGGTCTGTGGAACCTCACGCTCGACGCTGAGAAGAACGACGGCTACGTCTTCAACGCCTCCTAGTCACCACGAAGAGGGGCTCCCACGGTGGGAGTCTCTCTTCGCCTTTCACGCAACATAGGAGAAGCCATGCTGAAACACAGGCCCCGTAGACACACGACACGACTTACGCCCGCGCAACGGACAGCACTCTTGGCCATCTACTGCCGAGAAGCCACCCCGCGTCAATCCTATCTGAGCTTTCGGAGAACCGCACACGTGGACCACCTGCTGGACTGCGTCATGGTGCCGTGGTGCGGCATGTGGTTGGGCATTGAACCCGATGGCCATACACATAGTTAACAGGAGATCCCGCACTATGATGCACCTCTACTTGAAGGCCCTGTTAGGAGGTAAGCTCACGTTTATGGACCGCTGGCTCGTGGACGAAGTGCCACTCTCGCAGAAGTGGCTCGCACAACATCAGCAATACGCGAGGAAGGACACACAGCATGTCATTCATTACGACGAACCAATACAAGCTGAACAAGTCACAGAAGGAGGGCTGGGTCACGGCAGGCTTAAATCTGAGCCCAGCGACGGAAGCCCGGACGGTGCTGAATCGCCCGGACCTTCCAAACATGTGTGCCAAGTCAGGCGCGTGCGAAAAGATATGCCTGAAGGGGGAAGGCTTCAACGCCATGCCGACACATGGGCTCGCACGGGCACGCCGCACCGCACAACTCTTTGACCATTGGGAACCTACCATTGAGCTGATTGTCAAGGAAATTCGTAACCGTGCCAAGCGGCACCCAGGGCGGTTTGCCTTTCGCCCGAATCTGCTAAGCGACCGCGCAGATCTTGCACGCCGGTTAGCGGATGCCTTGCCGGAGATACAGTTCTATGACTACACCAAGCTCGGCAGGCCACACCTCCGGGTCAAGCCTAACTACCACCTCACGTTCTCTTATAGCGAGCGGTCCTCTCCGGCGGAGGCGCTCGCCATCTTGGAGACCGGCGTGAACGTGGCCGTCGTATTTACCTGTCGAAAAGGGGAACCCCTCCCGGCCTCTCACTGGGGGGTACCAGTGCTCGATGGGCAGAAGCATGACCTGCGGTTCCTGGACCCTCCCTTCCACATCGTCGGCCTCCCGTTCCTTGGCTCAGCTGCTGAGTTAGCGAGTGGCGTGCGCGGAGGCTTTGTTCAACCCCTGTAGACTATGAAATAATACACACCATGACACAATACACATTGACCCTGAACGGACCAGAGATTGACTTACTTATACGCGCTCTTGGTACCGCCTTCTTTGACGAGATCATGCCGCAACACATTCGGCATGCCACTCAGAGACATGAAGACTTGGCAACAAAGATTATTAGTCAAGCTAGCTACAGGGAACCGCCGCCCCCCGATGTGATTGCAGAGACCCTCTCACCCACACAAACCTATCTCGGGAATCATTCTCGATCAGGACCGGGATGGAACTATCGGACACAGGAGAAACGAGTATGAGTCACCCAGATCCCCAGCATGACCCGGAGAACGTGCGCATCGAGGACGATCCAAACGCACCCAGAGACGAACAGGCGCAGTTCGAGTTCTATTATGTGACCGTGCTGAACTCGACGGTCTATCAGGTCCTCGCGAGATCGCGAGAACATGCGTTGCAACGATTTGAAGTCCTTCGATTCAACGGGAGCATGCCGACGAAACTCTCCGAAACCACAATAGAAACGACCTGTCGTATGCAGGAGCAAGACGTAGACTGAAGCGTTTGTATAGGCAAAGCCAGCAGGAAAGTGAGGAGCAATGAAAACCATCATCCATGTCAACCAGCACGTCATTAAGCGCAACAACAAGACGGGCGAACGAAAGCCCGTGTTAACGGTGAAGTCGTATAAGACCACGGCATACGCCCATACGATTTGCGGCTACGGACACTGGTCTATCCAGTATTCCCCGGACAAACCCCTCTCGTGCGGGGCCCACGTCTGGATTGAAGCGGACTCCGAGACCATCGGCTTAGACGGAAGAAAGACGATTGACCCGACACACGCGCAGAAAGGAGAGAAATAATATGACAACACCACATGCAGTATTTTCTCGCAACTCGGATGAATGGGAGACGCCAGACAATGTCTTCCTCCCCTTGCAGGAGGAGTTTGGGTTTACCCTCGATGCAGCGGCCAGCTGGGAGAACAAGAAGTGTGAGACGTTTTTCTCAGCAAAGTCCTTAGCACTGCCATGGCGATCGGAGGGCGCGAAGGCCCCTGTGGTCTGGCTGAACCCGCCCTACTCGCTGTGCCGTGATTTTCTGAGGAAGGCCGCCTTGGAACGGGAGGCGGGGTGTACGGTGGTGTGCCTCGTGCCGAGCCGCACGGACACGCGGTGGTGGCATGACATAGTGTGGGATGCCACACGACACTGTGCGCGCCCTGGTGTCGCCATACGCTTCGTCAAGGGGCGGATCAGGTTTAAGGGGGCCCTTAATAGTGCTCCCTTCCCCTCGTCCATTCTCGTGTTCACCCCAGACATTGAGATAGAAGGCATATGGAAGTAAGCATACGAGACAAGGAAGACGATACCTGCCCGGACTGCGGCGAGCGGATCGAGGATGCATGCTTGACGAGTTGTCTGTGTGCGCGGTGCGAGCAGAGCGACCTGGAAGCGGACCTCGACCGAGCGGCATACCTCGCGCAAGAGGATTGGGTTCGATTCGCGGAGGAATGTGGGCTCCACGTCCACGGAACACACCAAAAGGAGAATAGCTATGAAGACTAACCCCCCGCAGGAGAAGACAGATACGAAAGCGTGCAGTGCGTGTGGGAGAGATCTAGATCCCACGTGTCACAGTTTCTTCTGTCGATCGTGTGACGCGTATTTTAGGGCGCTCTCAAGTGCCACGATTCCCAAGCTGACTGAAACGGAGCCGACATAATGGCACACCCATATGGCAAAGCCTATACAGATCTCTGCCACACACTGGACCACGACACAGATACCTTGCTCGATCTCTTATGCGCCACCCATGTGCGTGTGCGTGCCGCTCGTGACGACGACATGATAGACGAGGCGAGTACACAAGTCTTGATCTCGGCCCTGGCATGCGCCCAATATCGGGTAGACCACATGCCACAGATGAACGCCATTACCGGGACGGTGCAGTACACCGTCACGAAAAATGATCGCGGGTATACCATCGAAAAAGGAGTCACAGCATGAATCGATACGATGAACTGACGAACGCACAGCGACAACAGATAGACCTCTTGATCAATGCGCTGGCGAGTGAGCCGGATAAGCACCCCGTAGACGCGATGCGGCAGTGGATAAACAGGGCGCAGGACGAGTTACATGCGCTCGTCGCCCGCTTCTCCGATCGAGCAGGCCTAGAGCTAAAGGAACAGACCGATGACTAATAAATCGAAACGAATGCCCCTGTGGCAGTGCCCCACCTGCCTCAAGTGGGTACGCGATCCGATTGGTATCCGCTGCCAACACTGCGCCGAGACGGGAGACAGACGATGATTTATCGCGTAGGGCTTGGATCTCAAGACAACATAAGCATGGGATACAAATACTTCACATCACAACGCGAGAGCCGGGAGGCGGCGAAGGCGTGGGACCGCGAACAAGCAGCCACATACGATGAGTCGCTCGGATCTCCGTATGACGAGAATGGCGATCGTAAAGTTGGGCCGTTTGCGATACAGGAGTGTGAGATTTACACGGCACCCACGCCAACGACACAACGTGAGTGGATGCGCTTGCTCAATTATTGGGGCAGCCATCCTAACAACGGATAATACTATTATGGAGGATTCAATAACGCACATGGGAAAAATAAAAGAATGGCTCATCGAGATGGAACATCATGCTGACTATGCCAGAGGGGCACAGATGACCGAGCACGACGCCATTGCCTACATCAAGGAACATCTCGATCCACGATACGCGGATACGTCACTCAGTACCATAACTGAGGTCTATCGGAGTGTGATCCAACGTGCGGAACAAGGATTTAGTTAGGAGACAGACCAATGACTACTATGCAAGGATGGCCCATATCGATGCACCTGGAAGCTATTGAGCGACTCGCGAGGCAATCACTCCACGAGCATGGGCTAACGCAGCAGGGCTGGACATTTGAGTGGGACAATGCCATTCGTCGTTTCGGATATTGCCGCTACAGTAGACTCAGCATCACGATCTCAAAGCCCCTCTGTGCGCTCAACACGTATGCGGAGGCAAAAGATACGATCCTCCACGAAATCGCGCACGCGCTCGTTGGGAGCGGGGTCGGACATGGCCCGACATGGGTCGCACAAGCACGGGCTATCGGATGCAATGGGCAACGCTGCTACAACAGCTACCTTGTTACACGCCCGCCGTCAAAATTCATTGGCACATGCCCCGTTTGTTCTGGGCAGATAGAGCGGAACCGGCGGAGGCGGAACCTCGCCTGCCTTACCTGCTGCCGAAAACGCAACCGCGGTCAATGGGATGCACGATTTATTCTGGAATGGACGCGTCGCGAACACCCACGGGCGGACGATGAGTAATCCGGTAATCTGGACGACGCGATGGCCGACCCCGCACGGACATCTCGCAGTAATTAAAAAAGGATGCAGGTATGATACAATCACCGACGAAACAACAATTAAGTCAAGACCTTGTGACGTTTACTGCCGGGTCCGAAGTGCGAAGTGCACATGAGATGGAGGTAACCACGATCTTATCCGCACCCATCGACAGCGTGCTCTATCCACGCATAAGTATGGAACAAGCCACCATATTTGTAGAACGATGCATGGCCGCAGGTGTGAGAGATCACCTGGACAGGTGCGAGGAACTATCTATACAACATCAGAAAATATCTGTGCAACCTCCTCAGAATAGACGAGACTATGGAGAACAATGAGCCCATACTGGAAAAAATACGGAAACAGCAAAGGAGCACAAAATGGCGTATGTAGTTACCGATCCCGACTTTAGTTTCCGCACGCAAGGCCAGCACAAGAAGGCCTATAATCTTAAACAGTATCTTGACGGCCAAGTGTGGTCATTGAACCCTGGGGAGGATGCGGGCGGCGACTCGCCCAAGTCCGTGCGATCCAGTATGATTCAAGCCGCGAAACGCCAGGGCTGCAAGGTGCGCACAAACATCGTGGAGGGTAGGGTCGTTGTCCAAAAAATTAACTGATCGACCATCGTTACACATTCGCACACGACAAGACCAATGTGCCCTCATTATGTGGCTGGCAAAACACTTTGATGTTGCGCCTCCACGCGTACGGCACAAATACACAGGACTGAGTAAGGCGTATCCCCGGCGGCGGCCTCGTGCGCAGCTGGTGATCTCGGATGCGTCCCCCATGGGGAGGCTCCCTGTCTGCCTGCATGAGTTTGCACATGTGCTGACAGAGAAGTATCATCCGGGGGAAGGGCACATGCACGGGAAGCAGTTTTGCTACAGACTGTCATGCATTCTTGGGGCCTTGCACATACCGCCAGCAGGCTATCCCTGGAAGAACGAATACGCCTCCATCTATACATGGGCCCGGAAGCATAAGTTTACGGACCGCCGCACGGTCTTCCAGTTCTCACATGTGGCAGATCTCGGTGGAGGGCCTCCCGCACAACAGGAGTCCTCTCCGAGCACACTGACCTGTATCGAGCCTGTGTGCCCGAACAGTCGGTATCAACACGAAAAGACATGTGCCGTGCATACTGAGGGCTCGCATCACATCCCCTCACGTCTTATTCACGCCATGATGTTGGCGGTAGACCAGCATTATCGCCAACATCCGTTGTCGTTGCAGCGGCATGGCTATCGTGATGTCACACCGCAGTCGAGCCTCGCTGGAGTAACTCCACTTTTCCCAAGGACGTAGAGGTCGTATCAGCCATCACCCTATAAGGGGTGGTGAAAACTCAATGAAAAAATAGAGCTAACATGCACGGGAAGAACGACTTATCAGTATTTCACACGCGTGAAAACTTTTCCCTTGGTGTATAGCCAAATTTATGTCAAGATAAGGGGCGTTATGAATGAGGATGAAAAAGAATATCTCTGGGTTGATCCAAAGCTCGCGTGCGAACTGTCGGACACCTTGGTGCAAACGGCCCTCGATGAAAACCTCAACGTGCTCACCACGTTTGCTGCACTGCAATTATCCGTCTTAACGGTGTCAGGCATTATCTTAACCATGGCGAGTGCCGCAAGCGATTTCAAGGGGAATAAAAAGACGTTAGCCACGATGTCTGCGACCGTCACGGAGGCGTTACAACAGGTACAAAAGGACACTCTCCAGAACACGCACTCACAATTTGAATTCGCCGCACAAGTGCTCACTGATAACGTGGTTATTCATTAATGTTTGTTCCTGTCTCTGCCTATCTGGACCTCCCACGAGAACCCCAACCGTGGGTGGTCGAAAAACTCATCCCTGTAGGAGGATTAGTAAACGTCTTTGGGAAACCCAAGTCAGGGAAATCGTTTCTCATGTTAGGGATGGTGGAAGCCATCGCCAATCAGGCGCCTGACTGGCAAGGCTTTACCATTCACAAGCATGGGCCCGTGGCCTATCTCCAAATCGATACCCCCCGTGAAGAGTGGGCGGCACGCGTGCTGCGGATGTCCTGGTCCAGCTCTGAGGCCACTGAACGTCTTTGGATTGCAGACATGTGGCAAGTACCCAATTTCCCTTTTGACATCTTGAACCCCCACAAAAAAGAGCTGGACTGGTTCCGCAAAGAGATTGCGCGCATCAAACCGATCATGGTCGTTATTGATACCATGCGAGAGATCCATGCCGGAGATGAAAACGATTCAACCGTGATGCGCAATGTCATTGCGACCTTGGTGGGGATCTGTCGACCAGCGGCGATCGTGTTAGTCAGCCATAGCCGTAAGGATTCTCTCCTTACGTCGTCAGGAAATGATGACCTGATGGATCAGCAACGTGGCAGTAGCTACGTGAGTGGTCGCATGGATGTGATCATTAAGGTTAGTCCGAAACGATTAGTCTTTAAGGGGCGGGCCACCGGGCAATTACAATTTCCTATTCACCAAGATGAGAGAGGATTTATCCATGTCGAACGAGAAGCCGAAGAAGCCTTTGCCAGCGCATTCGAACGAATTATCAAAGAATTCCCTACTGAAAGTGACAACCAACATGCCGAACGGATTGCCCGATCCCTTGGCATTTCACAATCCAATGCATATCGACGGATTAAAAAACCCCAACATGACTGACCCCATGGGTGACTCACGACGGCCAGCAACATTAGTGGCGACAGCCATTCTTGCTTCGGCTATCATTGGGAAATCAGGATTAAGTTATTTCTTCAAAACCTCAGGTGGAATTCACAAACACAACATTGATAAACTCAAGAATTTAATAAAAGAGCTTGACGCATGAGTGAGATAGAAGCAGCTCCACCGATTATGATTAGCCGAAGTGCCGTGATTACACGCAAGACGTGTGAGATGAAACGGTATTTGAACTACCATGAGCAACTGACGGAAGCACAGGACACGCCGGGGGTGGTCCCAAACGAAGAAGCGTCCATCAAAGGGTCTGTGCCACGACTGCGTGGTCAGATTCTCCATGGGGCCGCAGAAAAACTCTTTCTCGAAGAACCGCTTGATCCTTACCTGGATGAGGCGTGTCTGGTCTTGGACCCACAAGTCCGGGATGAACAGAAAGTCTTGATACGGCGAGCCCTGAAGGGCTGGGCGGTGCATCGTCAGTCGATGCTCGATACCTACACCACGATGTCATCTGAACAAGAATGGCAATGGCAGATGTGCGAGGGGGTGACCCAGTCGCTACGACTGGATCGGGTCCTGCGGTCCAACGAGGATCAGACACTGGCGATTCTTGATTTCAAAACAATGCGTGCGCCCGACAAGCAGTGGGTCGCCCGTATGATGCACAGCGAGCAGACGCATCTATATATCCAAGCCTTGCGGGAACGCTCAGGCGAATGGGTGTCCGGGATGATCTACGAAGGGATTATCATTGGGAGCTTAAATGCGCAACTCCAACAGAAGTCACCATTCGTAGCGGGCTATCTGTGCAAGGGGGACGAGCATATCCATGCCCGGTATATGCCCGGAGGCAAGCGCGTCTCTCTGCTAGGGATAAGTGATGAGGAGTGGCTCCAGTGGGCGCAATCGCAACACATTTTAGAGGAACTCTATTGCACCACGGGGCTCCTGTTGCCTTCATTTGCCCAACTCTTGGAAACAAAGAACAGTGTGATGTCTGCGGAATTACGCTGGGCCGATCGGGTGCAGGTGTTGGCGCAGGACGCACGCGTCAATGGCCGTCAGTCGGATTCCTATCGCACCAATTTGGAGATGCTCGTTGAGAAGAACCCAGACGCATGTTTAAAATATGGGCTCGATTATATTTGCCCGTACCACCGAATGTGTTGGGATGGAGAGCAACTTGATGATAGTATATATAAAGCCCGTGAAGATCACCATGCTACATAAAGGATACGCGATATGAATTTCCTCCCGCAGATAAAACTCTTTGATCTCTATTATGGCCAACCCGCGTCTGGAAAAAGCGAATGTGCCGCCCGAGTCATCGAACAGGTCTATCGTGAAACAGGAAAGAAAGCCCGCCTGGTGATTGGCGATGGCTCGTTGATGACCTATCGGCATTTGCTGGACGCCGGAATTGCGGAGTCCGTATCCTTTCAAGCGCGGTCCTGGCCCACCTCTGTGCTGTATCAACTCGCCTCAGGATGGTGGCCGTGGTTGAAGGCGGGGGAATCAGACGAAAGCCATTCTGAGTTACGGCCTCCCGACATTCCCTACATTAAAGACAACATTGGTATCTACGTCTTCGAAGGCATTAGCACCGCAGCGACCTACATGATAGGCGATATCAAAGGGGGGTGCTGTTGGCATGCGGCGCATGGCACCAAGATCGGGCAAGATGCCTCATATAAGACCGTGGATGCAGATGTCGATCCGAAGACGGGGAAAGCCATTGAAGGCACCGGACCTGGGCTACGCTGGGGGGGTACGGCACAGGCGCATTACCTGTATGTGCAGACGAAACTGCCCACCATTATCCAACAAAGTAATGGGCTCCCCTGCCATGTTATCTGGACCGCGCACGAAACCGTCAATGATCCCGAAAAGAATCCGTTGATTAAAGAACAGATCGCGGGGCCAGAAGTCATTGGGAAAGCCTTGACCGATAAGATTCAACGTGTCTTTGGGAACACTGTGCACATGCAATCTGTCGGCAAGCGTGTGAAACATGATGATACATTTACGAATAGAAAAGTAGACGAATTCGATCTCGAATTTCGCTGCTATACCCGCGATCATTTCCATCCAAACGGGACCGTCTTGACCCGCTTCAAGGGCTGTACGAGAAACGTGGACGCCAAAAAGATTGCACAATATTTCGTGGGGGCCGATGCGGGAGTAGGCATCTTGGATTACTACAAAGCATTACACGAAATTTCCTTAGGGAAACAGGCCTCACTCGTTGGACCGAAGACTATTGAAGGAGCATAGATTACATGAGTATACAAGACGTAGAGATAGCGAATGACCCTATGATTTACAACCCTGCCATCTTGGCGACTGCCGAGGCGAACACGGCTCGGGTGATGAATCTTCCCAAGCCTGGGTTCTATAAGATTCGAGTGCTTGAGGCTGCGTGGAGAACAAATCGAGATGGCGAGCGTATCTTGAATTTTGATCCTGCGACAGAAACAAATCGCTACCCGCAGATTGCCATTGAGCGGATTGAAATACTGGAGCCTGAAGAATTCGCTGGGCGATTTTACGTACAGGATTCGACGGTCATGACTTCGCCGTATAGATGGAACGATCGGAATGGCAACCCGCTACAGATTGGCACAGAAGACGACGGTCGGGCAATCTATATGAATTCCTGCGGTCATGTTGATATGCTCCGGGCCTTCTCGGAGTCAGAAGATATCGGCACACATTTCGATAAGTTGTGGGATACTGCTCTCAATACGATCATGCAAGGCACGCCGTTTGTGTGCCGTCTCGGGTACTTTGCGAAGGACAAAGAACGCGCCATGTCAGAAATTGAGAAGGCAACGGACTTGAACGGTGGTGAAGAGCTGTCCAAGGCGGCGAAGGGCCAGCACTGGAAGAACGCGACATTTAAACTTCCCGACTTCAAGGATGGTAATGGCGGATACCATACACAGTTGACTACGTCCTATGGAGCTGTCATGGACGCGAAGCTCAAGCTAGGGAAACCTGTTCCGGTATCTGATGCCGACAATAAGGAACTTGGACCGTATCAGAACAAGCGCAAGGGGTAAGTTAAACTCGGAGGGGAAGAGGGTCACCTCTTCCTCTCCATTTTTTGCGGAGGTCGCATGGAGATATGGGTAGAATTTCGGTCTCACTTGTTGCCATGGCTCGTGGCCGCAGGTGTCCTTGGGTTAATGAATGTCCAAGAAAATAATCGCACGCAACAATTCCAATCGGCCTTGGTGCGCCAAGCACAAGCCATCGAATCGCAGAATAATCTTTTGGCAACACAGGGGTATCTTGTCCCTCCTACGGTCGAGACTCAGAGATCCACATCCGGGGTCTTCGAGTCTCGGTAAACATGGACAAACGTCTGCATCCCCTCTTCCATGTTGCACAAACATGGGCCACCCGAAATGCTGAGTCCTTACGCGTCGTGAGCGCGAACGACCATATCCATGCGCAACGCTCGTTACATTACGAGAATCGGGCTCTCGATTTCCATAGCTCGGATTTGCATGGGCTGGCGCGCTGGCTCACAGAGTATGGGTATCGCGTGCTCTGGCAAGTGCCTGGACATTACAACCATGTACACGCAGAAGGATAAATGACTGTATCCTTGGATGACCTGTTCGCCGAGTTAAAAAAGGGACGTATTTACGAATGCGCCCTTCGGGATACAGAACAGAAACATCAAGTCCAAGGATTGCAAAGTGGGAAAGATATTTGGATTGACCCACGCTGCGCGGTGTTGGAAATTGTGGTACATGAAGTGCTGCATCGGGTAAAGCCGTTGTGGAAAGAGTCCACGGTCACGATGCGGGCCAGGAATTTCGTGGTCGACATGGATGAACAGACCAAAAGTACGTGGTGGCGGGCGTATAATCGGATTAAAATAAAGCGTCGGTCGAAATATTTTCGGGCCTAACGGCTCGTCCGTTCGGTGTCGTTTGTTAAGTACGTAGTAGAAGGCGATGTGTAATCGTGTGGGAAACCGGCGAAGCCGGGTTTTCCAAGTCCCTTGTGGTAGCGCGAAGCGATTCCACAGGGACGGCACGATTCACTCGCATGAGGTAAGGAGCACGCACATGGATCATGGCTCACAACTGATTTCCGAAATACAACTCTACGATAAGTATGCCCGATGGCTCCCGGAGGAGCAGCGCCGGGAAACGTGGAAAGAAGTTGTGAGTCGTGTCATTACGTTTTTTCAGCGCACTTTAGCGAATCAAGGCAAGCAACTCGACCCAACAACCTGGGTACAACTGGAGACAGCGATGTCTCGTAAAGAGGTGCTTCCCTCCATGCGGGTGGTGCAAATGGCAGGCCCAGCCCTGGAACGCTGTCATGTGGGGGCCTACAACTGTGCCTACCTAGAGCTAGATGGGCCACAGTCGCTCGGAGAGCTGCTTTATATCCTCATGCAAGGGACAGGGGTGGGATACAGCGTGGAACGCCATGCGGTCCAGCAGTGGCCTGTGGTGACGAGTCGTACACAGGGTCCTACCGTTACCACAACGATTGAAGACAGCACAGAAGGCTGGTGTCATGCGCTCGTGACAACTATTGAATTTTCGATGGACGGATGGGAACCACAATGGGATTTCTCCTCCTTGCGGGACGAAGGGACATGGTTACATACCAAAGGGGGGCGCGCTTCTGGTCCTGAGCCGCTCAAACAACTGCTGGCCACCGCGCATGGCATTATCCGCGCCGCCGCAGGGCGACAATTGCATTCCTTTGAAATTCATCGACTCGCCACCATGTGCGGGTCTATTGTTCAAGTGGGGGGCGTGCGACGTGCGGCAGAGTTGGCCTTGTTCGACCACGATGATACAGAGATGGCCTCCTGTAAAGATCAGGAATTCTGGACGACGTATCCAGAACTCGCCATGGCCAACAACTCGATGGTGTTTACGGATGCTGCTACGGATGAGCAGATTCACGATCTCGTCACACATCTGTCGTCTGTGGGGAGCGGGGAACCTGGCATCTTCCGACGAGATGGGAATATTCCCCTACGACGATCGCCTCGGGTCTTTGGTACCAACCCGTGTGGGGAAATTATTCTCCGGTCACGTCAATTTTGCAATCTCTCCATTGCGGTCGCCCGACAGGAAGATACCTTAGAAACACTCCAAGAAAAAACTCGCCTTGCGACCATTTTTGGCACCATCCAATCGTGCTTAACATCGTTTGCGTATCTCAAGACGGAGTGGAAGCAAAACTCTGAGGCCGAACGTCTGCTGGGGGTGGATATTACGGGCACCATGGATTCTCCCCTTCTGCAAGCAGGAAATCCATGCTTGGCATCAACGCTGAAATTATTACTTGACACCGCCAAAGAGACAAACCAAAAAATCGCGCAGCAGTTCGGTATTATGCCTAGCGCCTCCATTACCTGTAATAAACCGTCTGGAAATTCCAGCCAGCTCATCGCCTCGTCCAGTGGGATTCACCCCCGCTATGCGGACTACTATATTCGCCGACTTCGTATTAGTGCGAGATCTCCACTCGGGAAACGCCTCGTCAGTCGAGGGATTCCCTGTTCGCCGGAAGTAGGGCAGGGGACCATGGACGAAGCACGCGTGTGGGTCTTTGAATTCCCGGTGCAATCCCCTACGGGATCGGTTACACGACACCATCTCAGCGCAACCGAGCAACTCCATTATTGGTTACAGTGGAAGCGCCATTGGACAGAGCATAATCCCTCATGCACTATTTATGTAGGGCGACAAGAGTGGGTTAACGTGGAATCATTCCTGAAACATCATTGGACAGACATTGGGGGATTGTCGTTTCTGCCGAAAGACGAGCATACCTATGCCCTGGCCCCCTATGAAGAAATCTCTAAGAATGATTATGAGCAACGTCTGCACGCGCTGCCCAGAAGTATTGATTTGGAGTCCGTGCGCGAAACGATTGACCTGACCACCGTCGCCCAAGATTATGCCTGCGTTGGGAATCTCTGCGAAGTGTAAGACACATGATTCAATCTACAGTTCTCCTCGATTCCATCACCCCGAGTGGCACACGCTTACTGACCCTTCGGGTGACGGTTCCGAAATTCATTCTTGCGGAATTGAACACCCATCGTGTCTTCAGTCGGAACGCAGGGTCCAGTCGCGCGCTCAATAGCCAACGACAGTTAGTCGCAGTCTCGGACGATCCGGTCTTTCCCGTGGAATGGGGGATAGACCAACCAGGGATGCAAGCGGACACGCACCTCGACCCTGAGGCCACCACGATCGCTGAAGAGATCTGGAGAGCGGCCATGCAGTCGGCCATCTGGGCCGCGTCGCAACTACATGAGTTGGGTGTGCATAAACAACTGGTTAATCGGCTTGTGGAACCGTTCAGTTGGGTCGATGTTATTGTCAGCTCCACCGAATGGGAGAACTTCTTTACCTTACGCCTCTCGACACACGCACAGCCGGAAATGCGCCATGTGGCGGAAGCCATGCACGCCAGCATGACTACTTCGACTCCAACCGTGGTCTCGTGGAATGACTGGCATCTCCCCGCGATAACGGCGCAGGAACTCCTCGACATCCCACGGGACGAGTTGCGCTTTGTGGCCGCAGGCCGGTTAGCCCGTGTGTCCTATGGACGACATACGCGATCGTGGGAAAAAGACCGAAATTTGGCCTACCAGTTAGCGGACAATGGCCACTGGTCCCCTTTCGAACATGTCGCCATGGCCGTGCCTGGGATCGATCCAGACTGCCGGAATTATAGACGCGATTGGCAACAGATGCGAGCCGAACTTGATACGTGATCCCTGGGTCGGCGTGCAAGTGGTCGCGCCAGCATACGAATTATCACATCCCATGTGGTCACGCATGTGGACACGGGCAGGCCACGACAGTATGGATGTTCCCGTAATTCCACTGGAATCCTTTACACAACCGAGCCCCGAGACCCATACGCTTATCGTGTTAGGGGAAGCGGCGTTGCAGCAGGTCGGGGATGCCAAGGATTTATTTCGCTATCGTGGACGCCAATATCGTCGGTATCTGTGGAACGAGACCGGCACGATCATTTGCCCCACATTAGCTCCCTCGCAGATGTTGCCCCGACACAAGCATGTGGACGGCACCAAGCTGGCGTTACGTCCTGCACGCTTCCAGGGGGCCTGGATTGCGGATGTGCAAAAGGCCGTGCGCTTACAAGGGCACCTGACACTCCCGGTGCCGGTCTATCTGGAAGACCCCTCACTGAGAGCCTTTGCCGAGTGGGTCACCGCGTGCCTCTCGAATCCAGAACACCTCATCTCGTTTGATATTGAAACGCAATACAAACACCACCAGACGAGCGACCAGGACACTGAAGAATCCAGCTCACATGTGGGGGCAATCTTACGGATTTCGTTTTCGTATCAACCGCACACCGCCGTGAGCATTCCCTGGAATAGAGAATATTTTGGGGCCATTCGGCAGCTCTTGGAGTCAGACAACCCAAAAGTGGTCTGGAATGGGGCACAATTTGATGTGCCGCGTCTTCGAGATGAGCACTTCCCGGTGCATGGACGGATTTACGACTACCAGGACGGCTGGCATCTGTTGGAATCAGATCAGCCGAAGGGCCTAGAGTATGTCAGTAGCTTCTATACCGCCATGCAACCCTGGAAGCATCTGTCGGGGGCCTTGCCAGCCATGTATAGCTGCATTGACGCAGATGTCGCGCTACAAAACGCCCTGGGCATTCAATCAGACTTACGCTATTTCGGCCAATGGGATCTCTTCGAGCAGCATGTCGTGGACCTCATGCCGATACTCGAACGAGCGGGCATTCGAGGGAATCTTATCGATAAGCAGTTTTCTAAGACTCTGCAACACGATTTGCACACTTACAAGACGACCATGGTCGCGCAGGCGCAAGAGTACGTGCCGGATCACCTCAAACCTCGGAAACATTACAAGCGGCAGCCCCCCGAGAGTGATGGTCGTATCTTTGAAGCCGTGGTGGTGGACGGAACAGTCACGCAGTGCAGCGTGTGTCTGACTACAGGCGTCACGAAGACTGCGCATTTCAAAGGAGGGAAAAAGAACCCGTGTAAGGCCGCACAGGCGACGATCGTGAAAGTTGCAGGACTCGTGACCGAATGGGATGAACGGTTACCGTTTAATCCAAACTCAAGCGAGCAACTCAAGACTTATATGCGTCACTTCAAGCATCCAACTGGGAAAGATAGGAAAACTGGCCACTCCTCGGCTGACAGTCAACACATCGCAAAATTGGCGGGTCGTTATGGGACAGCGCATCCGTTGTATCCGATGTTGGCAGATTTTTCCAAAGTCTCGAAGACGTTGTCGACTTATATATATCATCCAGATGATCATGATTTAATTCATACATCGTATGTGAATGCGCCGTCAACGTGGCGCTTGGCCAGTCGCAATGTGAACCTCCAAAACGTTGGCAAGCGAGAGTCGAATCCCTGGGCCAAGAAAGCGCGGCAACAAATCATTGCCCGACCAGGACATATCTTTGTGCAAGCCGATTCCACCTCAATCGAAGCCGTCATTGTGGGCTGGTTGATTAATGATCCACATTTTATCACTGTGGCGAAGAAATCCATTCATGCCTATCTGTGTTGCCAAGATTTGGGCTGGGACTTCACAGATGATACGGTAGAACGGGTGAAACGCACGCACAAAAAACTGTATAACCAGTTTAAGACGGCGGTGTATTTGTTGCTCTATGGGGGCGATCCCTATTTGATGCACATGACCAATCCTACGCAATTCCCGACTAAGCTGGCTGCCCAGCAAATCCAGACGAAAATCTTTTCGATGATCCCCGCGCTCGCGGCATGGCAAGCACAGACACGAGAACAAGCGAAGAAGGAAGGCGTGCTGAAAAGTCCGTGGGGCTATCGCCATCACTTTTATGATGTCTATACGTTTAAGAAGACCAAGAACGGGGAGATTGAATACGCGAACGATGGGTCGCCGAAGGTGAAGATGGGCCAAGATGCCAAGCGGGCATTAGCCTTCAAGCCACAAAATAGTGCGGGAGCCTTCTGTCGAGATACCCTTCGCCTTATTGGCCAGTCCTCCTGGGGGCCCTATATGAGTGCCAACGTCAGCGTGCATGACGGGTACACCTTAGAAGTCCTGGAAACCGACGCACAGCAGGCCTCAGAGTATTTAATCGACGTGCTCACGCGCCCGATACCACAGATGGGCGGATTACAAATTGGCTGTGAGGTTGAAATAGGATATAATTGGGCTGATGCCTCAAGTGAAAATCCCCGAGGCATGCACTATCTTCGTAAGGTTGAAGTATGAGAGTCGCGTTAATTGTAGAAAAAATACTCACCGCGTTGCGTGAAAAAAGGGTGCCGCGGGAAATCCAACTTCTTGTCCAACGGTTATATAAAGAGTCGTATCGAGAAGGGTATACCGATGGAAAAATAGATTGTGAGGAAAAGATTGAAGACGAACGAGAAAACGACTTTCGCTGATGCGTTGCGTCGCATGGAAGAGACACACGACGCCAAGTCCCACGATTACGCCAAGATAGAGAATCGCTATAGTAATTTTGAATTTGCGGCAGCCATTGCTGATGAATTTCCCGATGGCCCTGATCGTGTCTTTGCGACGATGCTCGGGATTAAGCTGGCGCGACTGGCAGAACTGTTGTCCCAGGGGAAAGACCCAAAACATGAGAGTGTTGAGGATACGTTCCTCGATCTGTCAAACTATGCGGTGCTATGGTGGACATGGCGATCGAAAGAAGTCACACCAGCAAAAAAACACACGCTCGCAACAGGAATTGCTTCGATGATTTTTGCAGATCCGCTTTCGGAAAAAAAGGATCTGAATTTATGGGGCGTGTAGAGGAAGGCGAGGTGCTCCTTGCCGATGGATTTGAGGAGGCCTTCCTTGGTTTTGGGCGGCAATTTTGCCACGAGGTCGCGGTCTACGACTACCACCTCTGCCTGGATGTCTTACAGCATCGGGACGGGATGAGCTGGGACGAGGCGCAGGAGTTCTTTGAATTTAATGTTGTCGGGGCATGGGTGGGCCCCAATACGCCCGTCTTTATAGACCTTAGCGATTGCTCTCTCGCTGTGCAAAGCCTCTAAGCCCAGGTCGACGCAGCCGTCCTTGCGCCTCAAGCTTTCTTCGAATTTCTTCTGCCTCTCGTTCCTCCGCTCTGTAGACGGATTCGATACCCCCGCCAGGAACGATTCCTGGGGAATCGAGGTCTGGATCTGGAAACGCATCAGGGGGTCCCTGCCCAAGGCCTCGCAATTCTTCCAACCGTTCTAAGAATCCAGGAAGTGCATCGAGACCGGACTCCTGAGGCGTTGGTTCTCGTGTCTGTGGTTCGTTTAACCCTAAACTTTCCGTAATAGACCAGAGCGGGGCGGCGAGCGCTCTGCGTAGGTCCCCCTTAATATTATACACAGGTCTGTCGTATTCCGCGGCGGACAAGGCTTTTAATCGCTGAATCTCTCGTTCAAGCTCTCGAATTTGGTCATCGTATTGCTGTGGCATAATTATCCTTTCGAAGAGTGCTTGTGACAATAGCTGGCCAGGAGAAGTACGACCAATAACACAGGAGCCCAGACAACGGCCTGTATGGCTTCGTTGTACACAATATGTAAAGACGTATCAGCGGCAACAGCGAGTGGATTGTATTGCTGAAGAGCAAGAAGCATAAGGGTTATCCTTTATAGGTGCGGCCTTCGGCGCTGAACTTGCCGTTTACGATAACCGGGACATAGTCGGTAAACGTACCATCATCGTGGAGATAGCCAAAGTTAAAGCCCTGCATCCATTGATTGGGGCGACCTTTCAGGAAATTCGGATTCCGTTGGCACAGCCCCGGCACACAGACACCGGTTTTGACCTGCTTTGCATCAAGCATAGAGTATTTCGTGGCCACCTGATAGGTGTGGAAGTGGCCGAAACGAATCGAATGCTCATAGCGATTCACGGCATTGTCGGCAACACGCGCCCCCCCTCGCAACGTGTCACCGTGGATGAAGTACAACTTGCCTTCTTTGATGTAGCCTCCGCATTCAATAATGTCCCACTTGTGCAGCGGGAGAAGCGTGGCGACATCGACAAGAACAGACATTCCTGGGTGGTTTTCCGCAAAATCATTTAACCACCGTTCGTGATTGCCCTTCATCCAATAGCGTTTGGCGTCTTTCCCCAAGATAGACTCCAGGGGCGTCAGCACCAGTCGCGTATATTCCTCGATGTCTTTCGATAAATCGAGGTCCGCGATACTGATTTTCTTATCTCGGAGCCAGTGGCTCACAGGCCCGCAATCCAGGTTGTCGCCGCCTTCAATCCAGATGTCGGGTTTGAAATCCTCGGCGAATTTCATCATTGCGACAATAGATTTTTCATCATGCAACGGCACCAGCTTGCGGTGTCGACGTTCCCAACCAACGTGTTTGTCCGGGCTAAAAAGAAATTTCTTCATACACTACTCCATCTCTTATGGTATCATAAGATCGGAGTGGCCACAAACGAACTACTCTGGCTTCATTAAGCTCCCCATGATGTCTTTAATCACGTCAGGCAATTGGTCGTCCCCCCCATTTTTCTTGCCTTTCTTAGAAATCATAATGATGGTCTTGCCCTTCTTGGGACGGGGTCCAAGGATGCCACCGGTTTTTGACCCTGTATCGTCATGGTCTTTTGCGCAGCCACAAAAGGGGCATTCGCCGATCTCCTCCTCCTCGTTGTGAAGAGCGCGATCGACCTCATCAGCGTTGTCAGATGATCCGCCATTGGTTTTCTGTAGGATTTCCTGCAACAGGCTTTCAATGTGGGCAATTTGGCTATCGAGATTTTTCATAAGGCCTCTACTGGTTATGCGAGTATATTTTTGAGATAGCCCTGGGTTTCGGCGGGCAGAGATCTAAGTGTGCCGTCCCACGCATCGGCGTGGCCAGCCCCCCAATTATACGCGGCCAGGGCTCTCGGCAGATCCCCTGGGTAGCGTGCGACCAGCGCATTCAGGTAGGCGGTACCCAGGCGCTCGTTCAAGTCTGGGTGTGTGCGTAAGATGACCTTGGCTTTTTGTATGTCAGAGCCGCGTGTGGGGATTGAAATACCCATTTGATTCGCCAACGTAAAGACATCGGGGACACCGAAGCCAGGGTCGAGGGCCGTGGCGGGCATAATTTGCATGAGCCCTTGGGCCCCCACGGGTGAGACGGCATTTGGATCGCCCCCAGATTCTTGCTGGATCACACGACGAATCAAATCTGGAGATGCCACGTCGTGAGTGGTCATGGCGGGCACTGCTGGCTCTACGAGACCTCGGCGTCCTTGTGGCTCTCGCTGGCGACTGTCACTCACCTTTTTCCCAGCAACTCGGCCATGCTGCGATAGAGATTGTTGTTCTCCGGGTTGTGCAAAGGCCGGTTTCCCGTCTGCAATTCTTTCCTTGTAAAACTGTACGGCTCTGTTCACCATTGACTTAGAAGGTTTTGCCCCGGTTAGGAGACTTTGTATTTCAGAACGCGTTAAGGCCGGAACAATCAAAGGAAGTTGTATTTCTTTGCCATCATCGAAAGACACCCCTATCGATAATTCAGTAGATATAGACCCGTCTGGCCTCTTTAGTTCACCAAAAAATCCTAGACCTTTAGGAGTTCCGTCTAGACGGAGCCCAAACTTCGAAGAGGGGGCGGCTTCTGGAGGAGCGTTTCGGGCGTCGGCCATCCGCTTGATAAACCCCCATATATCCTCTTCCCGATCCTCACGGCGACCTGCGTCATTCTCCCGCTTCCATTCAGCGGCACCTTGCTTTCGAGTACCATAGGTTAAGGCCCGAGGCGTCAATCCTGTTGCACGAAACGCCATTTCAGGCAAGATTCCCAATGATTCGCGGTTGCCCCCCTCATCGGATTGTGCACCGACCCCGCGCGTGACTGCACCCACGGGAATAGGAATTTGCTCGGTGATCCATTTTGAAAGGGCCCTTTGCTTTGGTCCCCGAGGGGTGTCGACAACGCCAAGCCCTTTACCGAGTCCAACGCTTTGCGCCAGACGCCCGAGCGTGCTTGCGTTGACCGCACGGTCGCTTCGGATTTCAGAACTTGGAAGATCAGGAGATCCGAATCTTTTATTGTTGAGAAATTCCAACGGTCCTCGAATCGCAGGGTTGAGCATGAAGGCCCAGTCACGTGTCAGCTCCTTCGGGCTTCCAACGGAGAGTAAGTCCGTATCAAAGAACGGCAAACGCACGGAGGTGGCGACGGGGGAGCCCATCTGAGTTTTGGCCGGAACGAGCCCCTTCTGGAAGAGGTCTGACGAGAGGAAATCTTTATCGAAGTTGATATCGTCAATGGCCTGCCCAATATCAGGAAGATTGATCGTGTTGTCTCCTTTGAAACTTTTGGGCGTCGCATAATGCGTGAGGGGATCTTCGGATTCTCCCGCAATGACCAATTCGTTGATTGTGGACAACAGGCGTCCTTGATTCGCAATACGGCCTGGGCGCTCCAGAACATTGGCTAACTGGAGGGGGATGTTTTTTCGGGTCCAGGTATAGAACGGAATGACATTCCGCATGAAGCGTTTTTCAAAATTGGTTAACTCTGAGTAGTCAAACAAGGCAGCTTTCACATCCATCGAGGCGTCGTCGACAGATTTCCCTCCCTTACGTGCCCAGCGAAACATGGCTAACTTGGCAGGGTCTTCGACAAAATTCTGATTAATGGACCGTGCGGCTTCGTAGAATCTGGCGTCCGGGTTGATCGGGCTCCAGGGGTTTTCCTGCCAGCGGAGATCCTTGGGATTTGGTTTACGCACTCCCGTTGAGCGAAGGCCAGAGGTGAACTCTCCCCCGAACCCTGTCAGTTCGCCAATACTGCCGCTCCGAACGGCGTCTTCCATATCCGAGAAGCCAAGGTCTGCGTAGGATTTTGCCTTCCCCCCAGGTTTCACGGTTCGGCTAATCAGCCCGGTCTTCTCTTTCGCTTGAGAGAGGTTTTTACGTGCGGTACGCAAATCCTTGAAGGCGCGAGCATACCCCGCACTAATATCGAGTGGGGACATGCCATGGGCATACATATTCGCAATGTTCCCGGTAAAGTTAATCGCCTGATGACTGGGGAGATTGAGCGCCGTGGCGAATGTTTTGAACAATCGCAAGGCCCAATGTGATATTTCTTCCATGCCCGCAGGATCGGCATACCGCACAAGTCGTTCTTCGATCAAGTCTGCTGCTGCATTGGGCAACGCTCGACCTGCGGCCAATAGTTTCAAATCATCGGGGAAATATCGCAAGGCCTGTGGATCGATGGTTCGCCATGTGTTTTTGTCAATTTTGCCCTGGACTTTTGCTACGTCTTCGCCGAAATCCTGGAACACTTCCGCGGACAACCGACGGGATTCCGTGGCTCTGGCCGTGTCCCGCAACCTGGATTCCATGGCCGTATACACATTGGTATCGCCGCCTTCGGCGAGAAATTTTTCCGTGGGCTCACTTCGGAGGCGAGAGGTGCTAGCGATGGGGCGCTGCGACGGGGACACCGAGGGCTGCGCACGAGTAAACGCAGAGGGGGTGGATGTGCGGCGCAGATAATTGGGCACCGCTGATGACACATCTGCGAGGACGCTACGGGCGCCCGCGTTTGACACTGCTGTTGAGAGCTTCAACGTAGCAAGGTCAGCCGCAACGGTACCGATGCGTTCTCCGTTGATGATCTCCCCCTTCGTACTAGAATATTTAATCAGTTGGTTTGCCAGTGCCTGCGCCTTTGGCGACAACCCCACGAGGGCGGCTTTATTCCGCACAAACCCAAATTCATCCACCGCATCTTTAAGGGCCTGCTGGAGTGCAGGAAATTCTGCCTCATCCAGCGTGTCGAGGTTCTTTTGGATAGCCCCCCAGTCGCCGTCCCCAAGGCTTTTCAATGATTGCGTTGGAGACAGAATGCTCCCCGCCCCTGGGATCACGGCTGGCGCAGTTCCAGGGGTTTCGGCAAAGACTTTGCGAATAGGGAGAACATCTGTAGCCGCGGATTCTGCTGATGTTTTCCGCGCATAGTCGTACATCTGCGACAGCTTGGGGTCGGCCAACACGGCGGTCAGCGCCTGTGTCTTGGCGCCAGAGGTGGTCAGTGGTGCATGAATGGCCAAGCCCACGAGCCGTAACTGCTCTTCGGTGGGGCGGAATTTATCCACCAGATTGACTTCGAGGTCTTGTTTCGAAATAGCAATGTCGCCTTTCCTCCGAGACTCTGACAGGCGCTGCGCCGTTTCCAGGCTTCTCCCACTTTTGCCAACCGCACGTCGTCGCCGAGCGGAGGCGCCTACGTTCCCAGGAAGCTTTGACAACCCCAGATTTCCCACTCCCTTGACAGGGGTGACCACGCCTTTTTTCCAGAGGGCCTGAGGGGCTTTGACAATAGCTGTTTCGACGGCTGAACCTGCCTTGGCCCCAAGGGCCGCACCAGCGCCCTTGACTAGTCCTCGGCGGAGAAGACCGGCTCCGCCAAAGAGGTTCAACGGATCAGAGACCACATCGGCGGCAAACCCGGCGGCGGCACGCCATTTGGGGCTATCCTTGAGGATGCCATGCTCTTCCATGACCTTGTTAAAGTCTTCGCGAATTTGGCTATCCACGAGACTGCCTTCGGTGAACGCCCGGAGACCACGTCCCCAATCTTTCTCGTCTGCTAACGCTCCTGCGACCGTGCCCGCAACGAGTTCTCCAGGACGGCCCACGGCTTCCATGAGCCCGCGACCCACATTGCCAAGAAAAGCACGTTTGGCCATTGGAGGGCTTGTGCGCCATTTGGATTGTTGCGTTCGTGGCGCGTCTGCGATCGGTGGGAGGGCGGCAAACTCACGGAGAACCTCTTCCTTAGACGGACGAGTCGCCGATCGGATCGTAACGACACGACCCGTGGACTTTTGCCTAAACTGCCACTCTTTCATCCTTACGATCCGAATCTAGACCGGGAGTCAATGTCAGGGGTGAGCGCGCCCTCATCGCCCCAGCGCGGTCCAGTATCCTGCGTGGTGTATAGTTCGCGCATAGCCGTCTCTAGTTGCTTCCGAATATACGTGGCATGTTCAAAATATTCGTCATTCTCAGACTGTGGGCCAATTAGGTCCAGGAGAGAGATCAACTCAGCGGCTCGTGACACTTTGTCCTTCATCACCGCTCTTTGCGTTTCTGGGGCCGCCTCTGCCAAGGCTCTGGCTTCTACAACATCATTCCGTAGATCTTCGGGCAATTGGTTCAATGCCTCTTCTGGTGTGAGGCCAACTCCCGCTGCTTCCCTGAAGAATAGATCCGAATCGCTAATGGTGGGCATCGGGAGGCCAGCCGCTTGCCACCCGTAATACGTATCATCGAACGCCTTCCTTCGGGCTTGTAGCTGCTGCGACTGCCAGCCTGTTTCCCGTGTGGCAAGTTCCGATGGGGAAAACTTGTAAGAGATTTGTGTCGGATCGTCAAGACTTGGCGTGAGTCTGCCCTCGTTCCAGTCTTCGAGCCCGGAACTCAGTGATTTCAGCTGCGCAGCGTCTTCACGGGATAGATTAATAGAGCCTGTGGGGCCACCCTCCGCATACGCCAAGTTACTCAGGTATCTATCCCGATCCACTCGTCTGCGATCGAGAATCCGATCGTCTTCTCCGGCTGCCAACCGACTCTCTTGGTTTTGTAAGAACCCGAGTTGCGCCTCCAGGCGGTTCTCAGAGGCATCTTCAAATTTGTCGGCACGCCGCTGTCGAATTCTTCCGGTTACGGCATCCGCAACACTGCCAATTCCCTGCGCTGCGCCACCGACGTAGTCGTACCATGCCATAACTAATCCTTTATTCCCGCGAGATCATAACGTTTGTTAAAGTAATTTACAGCCATCCCATCGAACTCGCTTTCTGGATCATCTCCATTACTTCCTCGTATTTATGCCGATTCGAATACTGCAACATAAATTTACTAAGCTCAGATTGAGACATCTTCTGATATTCGGCAAATCGTGGAAGAATCTTCTGGGTGAATTCTTTCAGAAAAGTTTCTTTACCTATACGCAGACCTTCTTCGCCTAATCCACGGGACAAATCAAGAGGACCAGTTGTAGCGGGTTGCCCGAGTCGACGGGTTGTCAGATTTCTGGCTGCGGCTATCATGGCTGGTGTGAAGTGGAGAAGAGAGGCTCCTGTGACACCAGCTGCCGCTCCAGCGCCTGCTATCACGCCAGCGACCTGAAGGGATTTTCCAATGCGCGCATTGTCTTCCGGCGTAAATTGCTGAAGTCGGCTGGTTTCCGCTCCCGATGCTTGATCCTGGGCTTTCTGTTGATAAAAGTCGCCTATGTGTCCAAATGTTCTCGGCACAACCCCCTGCCCGAGTTGCGCGATGTCTGGCCGTGTCATACTGAGCCATTCCTGATGTCCAGGCGGCGAGCCGAAGGCCGGGTTATTGGCGGGGGCTTGGTCATAGATCCGCTGCTGATTTGGAGGGAGGTCGTAGTTCGCGATAATACGGTTGGGCGTCGCCGGGGGCCGAATAGCCTGTTGCACTGCTGTTGCGGGGGTCTCTGCCACTACTTCTGCTGCGGGCCCTTGCACTACTGGTGCGGTGGGGGCTTCCCCTCTCCCCACGGCTTGTATTTGTGCGGGGGTGAAGGCTTGGTATCGTGCGGCTTGCGCGCTAGGGCTAAAAGGCCCGGACGTTATTTGGTTGGGCAAGAACTTCGCGAGGTTGCCCTCCATTGTCCCAGGGGAGAAGTTTGGGTGAAAAGGTTGTGTGGGATCACCAAAGATTTGCCCGGAGGGTGTAGGCGCCGGAGCGCCCTGGTAGCCTGCGTTCCCAGGCAGGAACTGTGAGCCTGCTCGCAGCGCACTGCCCACGTCTCCGCTAAATCCCCCAGAGGCAATAGGGGCAAGTGCTCTGGGATTCAGAATGCTCCGCTGAATGGCCGACATGGCAGATTCTCCAGCGACTTTTCCTGCGACATTTTTGGCACCCCCGGCAAAGCCCCCCGCTGGGATTCCTCCGAGTATGGCAGACATGATATGATCCCGTTTCGATCCCCCGGAGGCTGCGCTTCCGAGGACTCCCAAGCCAGCTCCAATCGCGCCTTGCGCAGCGAGGGATAAACCACCCGTAAAGGGAGCTAACGCAAACGGGGCGGCGATGGAGGCTATTTTGATAGCCTTTCTCCACCAGGGAGTGCCTTTTTGCTCTTCAACCGCCGGGTCGGGGGGAGGGGGTTGTAGCGACAACGCCGTCGCGGCATCCATTTGCTGCGCGAGCATCGCCGACATGGATGCTTCGCGTGCCGTGCGAGCCGCCGCACGAGATCGTGCGAACTCCGCGACTTGCCGATCGGCCTCTGCTGCACCTGCGCCAAGGCCATAGTTACTCATGGCGTTAAACTGTAAATTCGGATCGACATTCGCGAGGGCTTTCCGTCGTTCCCCAATAGACGTGGACGTGGCCATGTCTCCATAGGGGGTGAGGTCGAGTCCTGCGAGAGGATTGATTACGCCGCCATACGCCGTGGGTAACGGCGCGTTCGCATAGTTTGCGCCCGTGGTTCCCAATAATTTTTGCTGCTGGACAAAGCGTTGCTCTTGCCCCAAGGGCATTGCGCCCAGCAATCCCGTGGCGCGCATATCCTGGTTCTGCGCAAGATCCCCGGTGAAGTTAAACGAATTCGCCCGCGCACTTGCTTGGCGATTGTAGTCTTGCACCTTCCGGAGATAGAGGGCGTTCTCCTCGTTCTGCTGTGCTCTCGCGGCATCGCCCTCGCGTTGGGCGGCGCCCCCAAACATACCGCTGACGCCACCAACGAGCTGAGATGCGGCTTTAGTCGCCGCGGCCCAGTCTTCGCCAGTCCAGTCCGTCGTAAATTCTTTTACTTGACCCTTTATCCCCATGGTTTAATACGTCCCTGCTTGTTGACGAGTTCGATTTAAGAATTCCTGATTGATCGTTGCTCGTTGCTTCTCCAGGAATTGATAATATGATAAGTTTTCGTTATGACGTGCTTGTTCGGCGGCTAGATTTTGCGCGTTCCAACCTAACGTCCCGGACTGCGTTAAGGAGGCGGCTTGCCGCAAGAAATTTTCGTTCTGTGCGCGTACTTGATTATTGGCACTAAAGATTGCCATCATCCGACCTGAGTCGCCTTGGGCAATAGCTTCTTGCATTTGCAACGCGGCAGTGGTGTCAGCACGATTTTGCTGCGCCGCCTGAACCGCAATATCACGTCGCCCCGCAAGAAGTTGACTATTGAAGTCGTTATTATTATTTTGTAGCCCTTGTCGCGCACGTCCCCCGAGGCCACTCATCCCGCCACGCAACAAATTTTGATCAAGTTGTGCACCCTGCTGTGCACGTTGGGCGTTTAAGAGTTCCTTCTGCTGCTCAAAGAGCTGGTCCTGCTGAACTTGGCCCATCGTTTCAGGCTTCGCCAAAATGGCGTTCATCAACCGATTGCGCTGATCTTCGCCTACACCGGTAAACTGTTCGGCATACTGGGGTTGATAGCTGGAGTAATATGCCGAAGGCCGTTCTGGCGTCGAGAATTGCGAGCGTTCGGGTGTGGGGTAGCCTGGATAGGCACCGTTAGCAGTCTCTCCGCCACCCTCTCCGCCAGCCTCTCCGTTGCCACCACCGTCGCCACCATCCCCACCCCCAACTTCAGGAGCGCCACCGGGCGTATTCGTGGCACGTCCTTGTAAGTTTGTTCGGAGATTTCCCCAGTGTCCCAGCTCGCCGCCCTGGTTATACCAGTCGTCAAGTTCTGCTTGGTCGGCACCACGATTCAGCTGTGTTTGATACTGATTCTGTACCGTGTTATCAAAGAGTGCGCGGTCGCCAGATTTGCCAAGAGACGCCCAATACCCCTCATCATTTTCCGCGTCTTGAAATCCATCAGTGGGCATGAAATTATCTCCCAAAGAGCCGACTGGCCCCGCCTAAGATGGCCGATTGGACCTGATTCCGTGGCTGAATATTCTTTTTCCCGCGCTTCGGCGCTTTCTTTTTTCTCGTGCCTTGTGCGGTGGATGCAGCAGCGCCCATTGCGGGGCCAACCCAATCATACTGGGGCTGCTGTTGCGGGATGGGCGTCTGATACGCAGCATTCCCAAGGGCTGCTCCCTGAGAGAACGGAGCAATCGTCCCAGCATTCCCAAGGGCTGCTCCCTGAAGATTTGCAAAAGAGGCTTGTCTCTGCTGCTCGGCCTGCCCACGGAGCGCTTCATACTGCGAATATTGAGCTTTTATCGCCTTCTTCTGCTCAGGAGTGATTTGCCCGCCGCCTACGGGAGTCTCGTCAACGAGCCCACGGTTTGTGCCGCCCCCAGCTCCCAAACCGGAATAAAAAATATACGGATTCGGACCACCATAGATCCCGTCTTCGTTGAGAGGAGGTGATCCGGGCGATGGCAAGTCTTGCCTGGGTCCAGTGTTGGGATCGAATGGCCCGCCATCGTAGATAGGACCGGTGATTGGTTGAAGCGGTGGTGCGGATTCGTAGGCAAAGTTGGGGTCACCCTGGCCCTTGGCGCGATTCTCCGCTCGTATGGCGCGTTCGTACATTTCCCGTGCTTGGTCGGTTCTCGACAAATACTGTCCGTAGTTCGGGTCGCCCTGCGGTCGGCCATACGGACCTAATCCGTCAGTACGTGGGTCGTATCTTTGTGACATTAGACGTTTCCTCCTAGTTGCTGTTGCATCCACGCAATGGCGGAGGCAGGGTCATTACCACCCGGAGCGCCCATAGGTCCGGGCATCATCTCCGTCGATGGCATGGGGCCCATGGGGGGCAGGGGTGGTGGTGGTGGTGCCATTCCGGCCATCATCGGATCAGGCGGTAATCCCATGGGAGGAGGCCCTGGAGGGGGCCCCATCGGTGGGGGCCCCATCGGCGGTCCAGCCATCATGGGCGGGGGCCCTGGCGGTGGGGGGGCCATCATCGGTGGACGTGGCGGTCCAGGATCGAGAATGGCATTCTGAATATGGTTATACTGCACCTGCGAGGGGAAATTTTTTGGAGGGGGTGGTGGCGGGGCATTTTTCGCCGCCTGCCCCATCGGAGAGATGTAGAGTGGGGGAACGCCCATTGCCGACGGACCCTTTGGCGCTTTCTTTTTGGGTTTCCCGGCGCCGCCTGGAGGCGCTTGTGGCACCGGTTCCTGCCCAGGGGCCACCGGACGTGCAATCATTCCGTATCCGGGTCCACCGGCTGCGTCGGCGGCACGAGACATATTGGGTTGTCCAAAACCCATTGGGGAGAGATTGTTGGCTTGGAGTCCTGGGGGCATATTGTAATCCAATGTGGGCCGCGTGCCTCTTCAAGGGCGGCGAGTAAGGGGATAAACGCGAGACGGGATTGCGAGACCCCGGTTGCTGTGCGTCCGAATCCTGGAAGAATGCACCCACTGGTATCGGCAATGGTGTTGCCGGAGTGGATGCGAATGCCCGTAAAATTCGGGACTTTTCGTAAGATGGGTAAGCGTCGTTTGAATCGTGGTGAATGGGTCACTTCCACCAGATACCGCCCATAGGGAATGGCTGTCTCGTGCTTAATCTTGACAGGTCGCATCGCATCTTCTAGCGTAAAACAATGAAACCGTTCATTGATGTACAGTCGACCAAACGTGCGATTCTGAATCGTTGGTTCACGTTCCAGTCGCAAGTCCACGCGTTACTCAGACACAACGTGGATCGCTTGATTGGTAATTGTGCGCAAGGCAATATTCCCGATGCCCACAATCATGCTCGTAATCCCAGCTGGGATCGGAAGTACGCCACTCAATTCAATACATACCGTCACGACGTTAAACCAGAAGGTCTTACTGAGAAATAAACTTTTTGTGATCACGTTATCAGCCCTTTCGTATGATGCAGATGCCGCTGTAAAGAGCGACAGCAATTTACTTGCTTTTTTATAGATTTTATAGATCCGAAAGATATTCACGTTATCCAGCAATCAAACGATCGAGTTTTTCGTCTATAGAATGTAACTTGTCCGCATTTTGCTCCAGCCGTTCATCTAATCTACGGTAGCGTTCGGAACAGACCGCTTCGTGTACGTTCACGCGACCTTCTAAGCGCACGAGCCAGATCACGACGGACACGGCTGGCACCCCAATAGCCACAAGCAATAACATTTCCATAACTATTCAGAATCTGGTGGATAAGTAAACGAACCATCTGCATTTTTATGTGCTCCTGCTTGCGCGGTATACCATGTGTCTTCATCCACTTCGACATAGCCGCTTGGGAGTTGCGGGGGCGTATTTGATCGATACCGGCATGCCTTGTTCACGTCGTCGGCGTCATCGAGTTCTATGGAGTAGAGGGTGTGCATTAGTAATACTCCAAGACATAAAAGCTATATTTGATACTTCCTGCGCCATTGTCTTGATTTGTTGAAACTACGATTGAGGCTGTGGTTGTATTGGTAATGGTCCAGCCTGCATCCAAACTAAATTCATTTGTTTCTTCCATACCATTTGTGTTGCCGCCAAATCGCGTCTGGATCATGATGGCTTTGCCAGCATCCGTGAGGGTAGTCCCAAACGTCACTGTTTTGGTGCCTTCAAACCCATCAGCAACCGCTACTGAACCGGATGAATATTGAACTGACCGAATCGTACTTGGGGCGTAACTCATATAAGGCTCTTAAATGATGTGCCAGTTGCTGCCGTCGCAGACCATACTGAGTGTTTGATAACGTTGCGAAAAAGCCTGTGTCGTGGCACCATCAATCGTTTCGGAGGCATTCCCATCGATGGTCACCGTGGCGCTCGCCGATGTGAGTTTGACATGCACGGTATAGCCGGTTTTTCCGCTTGCCGCAAACAGGTTTACGGTGCTGGTGCCGGTGCAATTAATGAATTGCGTGACGCCATTACTGGCCGTGACTGCGATCGTGCCACTGCCGCTGGCAACAAAAGTGATGGTATCTGGAATCGCGGTCCAGGCTCCATCACCACGGAGATAGTTTCCACTGCCTGGGCTTCCGCTGCCCAGTCGAGCGACAGCGACCGTCCCAGAGGCTACAGCCGTGCCGTTTAACGCAGTCACCGCAGCCCCATTGACGGCGAGCAGAGTTCCCCCTGCTCCTACGACGGCGCTGATATCAACACCATCAACCGTGACGCCCGCTGAAGCAGTCAGATTGCCTGTCAGCGCGTCACCACGTTTGTCCACGCCATTTAGGACTTGGGCGAAATTTGAATTGACCTGCGCAGACAGAATATCCGTGCCTGCACTAAAGGTAAATGGGACAGTTAGGGCCATTTAAGTGCGCTCAAGGAAAAGAAGCAATCGGGTGGAATAATTGGCTACCGTAGACCGAAGAACGATATAGCCAGTACCCCAGGCCAGGGTGGCGGGGTCATTAGACTGGTACAGATGTGCCACAGTCTCCGTACCAGCATTATACACAGTTCCTGGGGTAATGTCAAGCCATCGAACCGCATTCAAATCATTTGGATTCAAAATGGTATACGGAATAACATGATCTCCGGCAGCCACGGCAAAGGTAACATCGACATATTCATAGCGTTTATAGGGGAGGGATCGCCGCAGGGCGGCATCACGAAGCAGAATCGTGATGTCGTGTTTAGGCATAATAACGATCGCCCAACATGCGTGCCATGATGGCCAACTTTTGTACTATTAATTCACGGCCAGGGGTGTAGACGAAAATGACTGGACGCAATGCGGTTCCACTTCGACCAACAGAGAGCCGTTGTTTGAGACTCGCTGATCCCGTCCATGTCGCCGCATCCCAGTCTGCGGTATCCCACAAGGATTCTCCCAGGACACTATTTGTGACTGGTGTGGAGACATCTTCATCAAATTCTAATTGGGTGGACACATAGGCATCGGCAATGCCGAAGGGCGCGCTGAAGTGATAATACAAGCGGTCAAAGCGTTTACGAAGAAAGGGTTGATCGAAGTCCATCCATCGCCCATAGAAACGAAAGTCCGGGCTACCAATGTAATAGGTATACGTTGTGCTTAAGACTAACGGGGTGACGGCTGTCGCGAGCGTCAAGGCACTCGCGGTATTGCTGGTAATGCGCACGCGATCAACAGGAAGATAATCTCCATCTACAATAACCACATAGCGATTCGCTAATCCCGATCCTGTGGTATAAAATCCCGTTCCAGCAATTTCGGTAATAGACGTAGCCACAGGAATGAATTCTCCCGTCAGCGTCCCTGAGGGCACCCCGTCATTTTTATAGCTGGTACTAAAGTAGAATAACTGTCCGTAATAGCCGCCCAGATACAAACTTGTCTCCGAGCTTGTATTGACCGCTGTGGCAAACGACGCCGCGTCAATCGTGCTCCAATAGGACGCTTCAAACCGTCGTAACGCGTAGTTAAAGACAATCATCCGATCGTTGATGGACGATCCCAGGCTCGATACAGACCAGACAATACGATCAGCCGTGGGGTCATGCCCCGCATAGATAAAGGCACTTCTTGTGCTATTCAACTCGGTGGTCACGGCTGAGAGGCCGAGAAGCATTTGCCCAACGCGATTGATATCCGTGCCGTCATAGACGACCGGTCCGACCGCACGGTCCCACCACGCAATGTTTCCCGGCATGCTGACAATGGAATTCCGACTCGCACAGCCAATCGTGAGGTCGATGGGTTTGAGTGTCCACGTTTGTGGGTCGTTTCCGTAGAGCCCCCACGTGCCCGTCGTGAGGAAGATCATTAGCAACTCATCAGAATACTGATGGAGCCCTATGATTTTATCCCCTTCCCCGGTTTCAATGGGCTCAAAATTATTCGTGCCAAAGTTATCTGCTTGGTCTTGTTTTGACCAATAGATATTTCGTCCATCTGCACAGATTAAGCGTCGCCCAAATGCCGTCACATGGGTAATCGTGCTTGCCGGAGGATCGTTTTCTGAGGTGGACGGTGCCACCGTTGTTTGTGCGGCAATCGTGGCGGCACTTAAATCAAGATATGCCGCTGTCGTGGCAATCGGAATGTTCCCATCGGTTACAATATCCGCGCCTGCAACATTTTCAAAGGTCAAGACTTTATAGAGTTTCGACTGTGTGGTCTGTCGACGAATGAAGATACGCCAATGTGTATATTGCGCCGTCTCTGCTGTACTGGGCGAAATGGTGACACTAATACGACGATTGGCCCCGCCCAGGGTGACGGTTTTCAGCGTGGAGGATGAGGATTCTCCTCCAGATGTACTGTTGTAGGAGGTCACCGTCACATCATAGGTTTCGGCAGGCATCGAGTTTCCGCCAGTAATGGCGGTATTCTCTGCGGTGACCCAACTGGCAATGGGGCTCAACCCCCACGGGACATACGTTTGGTTGACCAGCGATCGTCGTTCACTCGCGTCGTTCACCAGGAAGAGGCGATTATCTAAGACGGTCCCATCCACAGGCGATGTGCCTGCGCTAAAACAGAGACTCGCTGGAGCGGGAAAATTGGTGGGGGGAGCAAACGCCGCGGTGAGGGTATCGTTTGACTGCCGGTAATACAGCTTGCCATCTGCGGTACACAGCGCCACGTAATTGGTGTAGGCCGATCCGGTATTGTAGGAATAGGGGGCTTGCCAATGAATGGCGGGAGACGAGGTCAGGGCCGTGGTATTAACGGTATTGAGCCCAGGACGCGTGCCGATCGACGTGCGCCCTAACCCTGATTTGACAAACGAGGTATTGATGCCCTTTGAAAACGCGTTCTCAGGAATCTGATCCCCATCTGTTGACGTAATAACGCCTGACGCCCAGTCAACAAATTCTTTATAGCTGTCAGCCACGCGGGATAAATCTCGTAAAGGTCGGGCGCCCTCCCAAAGATCGTGCTTGCTGATAGGTCATCTTGAGGGATTGGTCTAACTTTGATAACCGTGCACGCCAATAGGCTTGTTCATCGTCCGTCGCTCGACTATACCCCTGCATCGCCGTTAACGCTTTGAGCACCAGGATGTCATCATGCGATTCAGGCAAATCGGGAATATCATTGTCTTTCACCAAGTAACGGGGTTTCCGGTAAAAGCGATACTTGATGGTGCTACTCCCCGCTGGCGTACCAATAATTTCCATCATCCTATATTGCCGACCAAATTCGTCGGCATTCAAAGCCAGCAATGTATCAGACCCGGAGGTCACCGTGACAAGACGAGCCCAGCTTGCGCCAATCTTTGTAATATCTAATACCACCTCAAACGATGTTGAAGATGTCAGCGTCGTCCACGGCGCACCAGAACTCACCGTTTCGTTGACGTAATCTCCGCTCCCATCAATACCGGATACGATGATTTGATTACTCGCGGATTCCGTGCCCCCAGTTGTGGCAATCGCCACCACTCCAGTTGCTGTTGGCTGCTTTTTGAGCTTGGAAATACCTGCCAACATAAATCTGATGGGTTCCGTCGGCGTGGCATTATCCCAATCGGCTCCCGATTCAAGTAATGACTTGGCCGGGATCTCTTCGAGATAATCTTCTGTATTGGGGTTGAAAAAGTAGAGGGGCTGGTCAAACTCGGGATGCAACGCATACGCCGATTGGCCAGAGACCACCGAGAGGGACTCGGTGCGGGGCCACAACATGAAGTCATAGCGATCTTCATGGAGCAGCTGCTGGTGTTGCTCGTTAATAGAATTTGAGACGAGGTCTCTGAGTAATCCTGTATCCGAGCCATCCGCCATCCATTGCAGGACCGCGTCTTGGAGTTGCTTGAAGGTCCGCATCGGACCTTACTCTTTGAAGTAGGTGATTTCGACGGGAATCGAGGAGGCGGCGAAAATCTTCAATTTCTTGATGTTCTCATAGCCTTCCAGCAACACGATGTCCCCTGCGGCCAGGGGCGTCCCAACCGACGCGGACGGCGTCGTTCCTTCAAACGTGAGGTAGATGGCTCCACTGGAATACACGAGCGCGGAAAGCCCTTTCCCGCCATACGGGGGAAGACCTTGCGAGGCGCCATCCGTACTCGTCATGACCGCGCTTCCGGCAATCACGTTATCAATGGTCGCCGTTGTGGGGGACACCACTGAGTTGTTTGGAGTCAATCGTTCACGGCCATAGGCCTTTTTATGATTGAGCCCAATAAGATTGATAAATGCTGACATGGATTAGCCTCGAAACTCTTTCCCGGTATACCCCACCTGGGGAATTCCGGCAATGCGGGAAAAATCATCGCGTAGTTTGTCTGATGTGTCGTTTACTACTGACTGTCCCAAGCGTGATTGGTGTGCCAAGTTGTTGGCTAAGACCCGTGCATTCAGCCGTTGTGAGGCTCCACGTTCAGGGTCCAGTTTTTTGAGATGCTCAATCAACGTGTCATTGAGAGGGAAATACCCCGCAATCACGCGATGTTCGCGTCCGTGTAATTTGCAGGACGCACACGAGATTTCTCGAATCTCCGCAACCGGCACGGATAAATCTTGTGCACACCGCGGGCACGGCATTTTTGTCCCTGGTCGTATACTAAATAAATAGAGGTATCCATCGCGTTGGCGAATCCCGGCATCGTCTTTACTGCTGCGTATAGGCCCATCATGTGCGCCACGCCGAACCCGTTGTTCAACTTGAAATTCTGATTGCGCCGAACTCCATCGTAAGCGTATTCTCCCTTGAAACTCGTGTTCAAGACGCTTCGTAAATCCTGCCGGAACGGTATACATGCGTGTCCCTCCTCGAAAAAAATGGAGTGGACCCTACGGCCCACCCCACCTCAGTCTTACGACTCCTGTACGATCGTGCCATTCTGGGATTGGATATACCACCCATCTGTGCCATCGCTGATCAACGTAAATCCATCACCCACGTAATCTGCCGCGGTCGCAAAGTAGATGTCTTTATCATCTGTCGCCGTGACACCTGGAGCAATAATTTTGTCAACGGAGGCTGGAGAGACCCCATGCCCCGTGCCACTCGTCGCGGCAATGTTCACAATAAAGTGATAAAAAATACCTTTCTGTGATTTCTGCACTGCCGGGAGTGTGAAGAGAAGCGCCGTCGCGTGATTCCACGCGAAGGTCTTGCCAGAATCGCCAGCGGTGAGCGTCGTTGCTGCCGCTGCCGCGGTAAAATCTCCTCGTTCTGATCGAGGAAGTTTGAGTGCTTTTGCATTTGCCATTCGGAATCTCCTGTAGGAAGGAATGAAGGAAGGGGGGGTTAGCCCCTTCCTTCAGAAGAGAGTGGAGGATTAGCTCCAGACCTCGTTGATACCGAGCAGCGCACCATTCTGGTTCCGCGCCTTGCACATCAGTTCCTGATAAACAAACGCGGTTGCGCCGTAGGCGTCCACGTCGCCACCACTGATGCGGTAGAAGACCGACCCGTCCTTATCCATAAAGTCGAGTGGCGCCATCTGTGCCAAGCTCAGCGAGCTTGGGGTAATCGCAAAGATCGCATTGCGTCGGCACTGCACGTCAGCTACGATCGGCTTCCCGTTGTAGGTCACCGCTTCCCAGCCACCGTCCAGCTTCATGACGTTGTAGAAGACACGCTCATCCTGGCACAGCTTGACATACGTGTCGCGCATGGCCGGATGCACATGGAACATCTTCAAATCCGATTCGTCGATGTTCGACTCGGTGATGATTCGACTCACCAACTGCTGAATCAGCGGGAAACTCAAGTCCTGCTTACTCGCATCGCTTCCGAGAATGACGGCCTTCCAATCGGGGTAGGTCGCCACCGGCAAGCCGTGCAAGCCCCCAGCCAAGAGGGTTGGGTTCGATGCACTAATGACGGCCTGGAGGCCGGTCATCTCGTTGCCAAGCGTATCTTCCAGCACCAAGTAATCGCCATCTGCTGAGCCAGAGACAGTCCCTGTCCAGGTGACGGACGTGGTGGCCGTGGAGACCGCCCCACGCGTAACTACGATGGAATTACCCAAGACTGTCGCGTTATCCGACGCGTCAATGAGATCGCACGTCAGTGCGCCCGTGGGCAGCTGTGTGGTGCCATTGCCAAGACCGTCATCCACTGGCGCTGGCGTCGCGTTATCGGCGCCGGTCCAGTAGGCCAACGCGCCCGTGCCGTCACCGTTGAGCTGACGGTTGATCCCACGCTTGGTATCCGTCATGACATACTTCATTTCGGCTTCCAGCGCCTTCAAGAATGCGCCCTTGTTGGACTTCGTCGCGGCAATCGCCTTGCCGGAGACGTTAATTCTCGAATAGAGCTGCTTCACGGGAACGACCGCCCTCACAAAGCCCTGCTGACCGGCAGTCGGCAACGTCGCGCCTTCGGACTTTCCGATCGCCGCTGCGTTGTTTCGCGTCCGGTGCACCGCGACAACAAAGTTGCCACCTTCGACCGGGGTAATATCTTTCTCAATCGCCTTGAGAAGTGGGGTCGCATTGTTGAGCATCTCCTGCAACGCGGGCAGGTAGACCTCTTTTAGAATCGGGGTTGCGGCAGTATAATCAAATGCCATAATTTATAAACTCCACGCGAACACGGTTCGCACGATAGACAACCTTAGTTGTCAAGGTAAGCAGCAGCTCGCTGTTCCAAACTCTTCCAATCAAGCTTGCCATCCTTCCGCATAAAACTTCCGGGTTTGGTTTGCTCAGATGGGGGAACAGGCGAACCAGATGGTGGTCCCATTTTGGCACGGGCCTTCGCGACCTCTTGCCGTTTGATGTGATCCGTACTTGTAGCCCGTACCCGATCAGACCATTCCTTCGCCACTGTTTCTGTGTAGTCAATGGCTTGGTCAATAGACTGTGGGTCAAGCTGTGCAACTTGGTATCGAATAGATTCTTCTGCGTAGGGAATAACATCCCGCAGAAATTTATAATCATCCTTTTCCAACGTCGCATTAAGTCCAGCCGTAAATCGATGCGCATCAGCCTGTTGAATCTGTTCATTCTTCAGCTCTTGCCCAGCGTTCTGCAACTGCGACATAAATTGCTGCTGCTGCTGAGTTTGCTGTGTCGAGAGCTGTTGCTGAAACGCGGCGAGTGATTGCTGTACTTCTCCGAGCGTGGCAATCTCATTTGGATCAGATGGTTTCTCCGATGTCACGTCCTTTGTTGGACGAGCAGCGGTTTGCATTTGCTCCTGCGCATAGGCAATCATTTCTGCCTGTCGCTGGAGTTCAGCAGCCCGCTGCGTAAACACCTGTTCCGCTTCCTGACGCTGTTGGGACAGCGTTTGCATACGTCTCGTAAACGCAGCTTCTCGTTGAATCCCGCCCTTGTATTCCGCGTAGGGGACGGTTTCTTCGACGCCATCAATTTTGACACGCACAAGCGCATCGTCAGGAATATCTACAACTTGATCATGAGATCCGGTTACAGTCGGTGTGCCTGCAAGTGCCGAATCCGGGAGGTCAGAGGGTGCAGATGTGGCAACATCCTGGAGCGGTTCCGCCGTATCCGCTGTCGGATCTGCCATATGTTCCATTGCTTTCTCATGGAGTGAGTTGAAGTCAATGGTTGAGGGTTGCAACGAATCGGGAGTGCTAATTACATCAGACATACAAAAACGCGAGCTAGTGGCGAAGAACACGCCGTGCTAGAAACCCATCCTCTGGCTGCGCGGCCACTAAGGAGGGACATCATCGAAAGGTGGGGAAAGTCTGTCAGGATGATGCCACTGACCTGGACTTACGCCGGGGCTCGGCTAGGCTACGCGTGCCCCGTAGAGTTCGTTCACAATAAATTCTTTTAGCATGGCGTCTTCTTGACGCCGTTGCTTGTAATAGATATCCACTGTGCCTGTGATCGCAACACTGCTGGGAGCGGACTCCAGGGAGAAATCAAATTCGAACTGATTCGTCCCGGTTGCACTTAGCCAGATCGGGTCTGTCGTTTGCGCAACGCGCCCTTGCGCCCAGTGTTTGCCCTTCACCTGTAACGGTGGCACAACCACCGTTTTCAGCTTGACCCGCGCAATCGATTGTGCGAGAACGTCTCGGTAATCTAACGCGGGTGTCGCTACTGTGGGGACTGGATCGATAACGGGGGTTGTGGCTCCCGTTCCGGCTGGTGGTTGGCCAAGTTCTTCAAGGATCGCGTTGCCGCGGTTGACAAACTTGGTGTATCCGGCAAGATCGACAACATTGTGTCCACCTTGCTGCCGTCTTGATGCTGCGGTAGTGGTTCCCGTTGCCGCTACAATAGACGCACTTGAGTCAAGTGCGACAACAGCATTATACCCTGTTGATGATATAATGTCAAGCGACGATGCGGCCCCTGTGAGCGCGCCTGTGGCACTAAAGGTTTCAAGGCCTGTCCCGGCAAGGATCGCCGCCGAGGTCGTCAGGGCTCCAGAGGCACTAAAGGTCTCTACAGCAGTCCCTGCGAGACTGGCAGCGGCGCCCGTCAGTGCGGCGGTCGCACTAAATGTCCCTAGCCCTGTGCCACTGACACTGGATGCGGCGGTGGTGAGCCCGACGGTGCCATGTGTCGCTGCATTGATGCCTGTCGCCGCTAAGGCGGGAAGTCCAAACCCTTGCGCGTCAAGTTTAAATTCGTTTAATCGGGCGGTATCAAATAGTGCCCGAGTCGAGGTGCCGACAGCCGCAGTTCCTTCTGCCACTAGACGAGTTCACGAACGGTGTTGCCGTGCGTCAGGGTGTCGTCCATGTGTCCGTCGCTGGGTTATAGACATCGCCACCCTGCACCGGCGGTGACACGCTGGTCGTGTCGATAAATAGATAGCTCGAATCAGGCTCAACTGGCATGTCGGCGTCGATCCCGACCCATGTCGCGTAGCACACATAGTCGCTGGTTTTGGTTTGCGCTTGTGTTTTCATGCGAGTAGCTCTTTCTCTTTCTCTGCGTGCGGCAGTAGTGCCGCTTGTATATCGACCGCATCGTCATCGAGCGCACGTTGAATGCCCTCTGTGACGTGCGCTGGTGCGCCGGTCAACACCCAACGACCGTTCTCTAGCGTCAATTTACCGTGGATAGACCCATGGAAAGGCTCCAACGCGGTGCCGGTAATATCCATTATGGCCTTCTCCATTGTTGGCCGAACAAATCTCGATGAACTCTGATTTGCGTCGATCTCTAGGCGTGATCGGTCCACTTGAATGTATTGCCGCATCTGCGCCGATTCGATTCCCGCACTGACGGTATCCCAGCGGTGGAAATACTGATCGCCAATCGGCCAATGGAATTTGGTCACATCCACGCACACCGCACCCCCGTTGGGACAGTCATCCCACGCCGCCAAATCCCAGCAATGTTCATTCGTCTCGTATGGCGATCCTTCAGGTGTGATCATGCGCTGCGCGTCTTGTAGCCACGCATTTAAGCCAATCATTCGCGCATCACCGACTTGCGCTAGTAGATGTGTCGGCGGTGACGGTAGTCGGCCCCTCCACTCACCAAGCCACTGTCCGTCGTCAAGTCGAAACCAGCACAAATGCCGCCACGTCATCAGAACAGTTCCTGAATCACCCAGCCAGCCGTGCATGTTCCCAGCGGGTCGTAGAACCGCAGCCGCGTCATCGTCAACGTCGTCGTGCCGGTGATCGCGATTCTCGCGAGGGTCTGTCCGTCAGGCACATTGGTGTCATTGCCATAGGCGTACCCCAGATACCCCTCCTTGCTCTGGGTGAGGCTCACCGATGCGATAGTGGCCGTCGCTGTCATATCGGTAGTGCCGTCAACTAACGAGACCGTGCCTCGCTGCGTTGCACTTTCGAGGACACTGTAGCTACCGGCTGTGAGGCTGAAGCCTGTTTTGTCGCTGACCGCGGCGGTGAAGCCCGTTTTGGTATTTACTTCTACTAAACGATTTGCGACGGGCTGTTGCGTCCAAAGTTGGTTCGCACTTATCCCCGACTTCATGGGGTCACTCTCATCACATAGCCAGATAGGACGATCACATTCCCCGTCACGGCGAAGGCCCTGACCGTGAGGGCGGCGCTTCCATTGCCCAAGAGAATCTGGCCGTCCACGACAAGTGTATGCCCAGTTTTGGCCGTAATTGTCTGCACAATGTTTTGGTCAGGCACCGTGGCCCCGCCGAACTCGACCGTCAAGACGACATCCGCCGAGTGCCCGTTGTAGGCCCAGATCGACAAACGGTCGATGATTGTGGCGCTAGTGCCGGTCGTGTGGATCAGTGTCCCAGCCGTCGAAGTCGCGACGACCTTGACACCTTGCCCTTGAGTGCTGCCGCTGAACGGGATAAGTGCTGTCGCATTTGCCATTAGTTAGTCCACCATCGCTTCAATTTGGAGAAAGTCATTTCCGCCTGCGGCAGCCGATGTCCACGCAGAGCCTGAACTGGTGAGCACATTTCCAGATGTTCCTGGGGCAATGCGCCCTAGCTGTGTTGCGCTGGATGCGACGATCACATCCCCCGTCGCTTGACTTGCGATCGAGACGGCTCCGGCATAAATGGCAATTGGATTTGCAACGACATCGGCATTCCAAATCGTTGCCGTCACCGCATCACCTGATGATCGTGTTGAGGGGGGATTATAGGCCATACGCTCTTAACCCTTATTTTCGGTATACGTAAAGGCGGTGATGCTTACCGCAGACCCCGAGCTAATGGCGACGGAATTCAACACCATATCTGCCGAGGATGTGCCGACCGTGCCATCAAACACGACTGATGAGCCATCCGATTTGAGTGTGCGAAACCATGTCGCCGTCCCTGTGGCATCGGCACTTGAGTCTGACGTAATCGCTCCAGCTGTTGAGACCCCACTTGACGACGATCCAAATGCGGTGGACGCAAATCTCAATTCGGCCAACAGGGTATTCCCGGACAGGGCAGTATCTGCCGTGGAGGGCTGTGTTCCCGTGTAAATACGAATGTAGCCTGTGTTTAACAGTGCGCACACGGCGTCGCCACCCGCGACGACGGCTGCGTTAGATCGCTTTGGATTTAGAGCCATTAGGATGTTTCTCCTTCAGAAGACAGCCCGACCGGTTGTGGTTCAATACCTTCAATCAGGCCCGTGTCAGGATTTCGTTTCACGGTGTAGCGCACCGGGATTCGTAGATCGTTATTAATAACCGTTGTGGCAGGTTGCGTCGACAACGGCGGAATTTCTAGGTCGGTTGGCGGTTCCAGTTCAAGAGAAGGCTCAGGTAAAATCGTGGACAGCATTTCAATAATCGCCGGTTCTAGCCCAAATTCACGACTCATCATTTTGGCGTCATCCGGGTTGATATAGCACAGATGCACTAAGGTATGAAAGACATTCATGGCCCACTGGGTATGTTCCCATGATGCTGTTTCCGTGGACTTGAACAAGTCAATGTGCGCATCCCAATGGAGTTGATGGTTTTCCCACGGTTGGGGTTTCGGCAAGCGCCCATTTTCCAACATCGTAATGTTTTCGAGCTGGGCTTGTTCCTGATCTCGCTGATCACGCTCAATTTCGAATTCACTAAAGGACATCTGGAGCATGTCCTGCACACGCTTCTGTGTTTTGGGATCTGGGGGCGGGCCAAAGAGTCCTTCAGTAAACATCTGACGAATTTGGTCCATCCTGGCGGTGCGCAGCTGCGGCATCATCGTATCGGGTTCGATACTGATGTCGGCATGCTCGTCAATCGTGGCCCGAGAAAATTCATAAATTTCCGGGATGTTTGACCTGCCTGCGATGGAGACCATACGTGGTACGTCGTAGAACTCCTTCATCAAGTGCCGCACTTTGACATAGGCTTCCTCCAGCGCCATCGCATTCCGTTGGATCGTGGGACCATGGACTTGATCGGCGGCTTCCTGCAACAAGGAGGTCTGGAATCCTGAGGATGCACCACCTGCACCGCCCATCGCGGATGGGTAGATCAAGGTGATATCGTCCATCTCCTTCCGAATCATTTGGAGGATATTCCACGCATCCCCAATGACGGACGCGGGCTGCAAGAACATTGGCATAGGGATTCCCGGAATCCAATTCACGTTCAAGCGTTCTCCCGCCTCGGAGGTATACGCATCGTCTGAGAGGTTCAACTGCTTGGGCACCACGAGCTTCGGGAAGAAGTGCATGGCGAGATTCTCGCCCATCTTCGAGCGATATTCGTTGTATTCCGACTGCAAGCCAATCATGCGTTCCACAAACGCATCAGGCCAGTATTGCCCAGGGGCCGCGTCATCGCAGAGTTCCACAAAGGGATACGGATTCCGTGTCAGGTGCGTAAAGTTTCCAGGAATCGATTCCTGCTTGTGCAGCAGTCGATGTCCAGCGACCACGATGTAACAACCATGCTCATATTTGGCATTGGGGGCAATAAATCGCTCAATCATCAGCGCATGCGTCGGCAACGTGTCGTCGGTATCAACCGCACTCCGACTTGCCATCCCCTGTTGCCGTGTGCCCAGATCGGCAATCTGACGCTGGTAGAAAAAGAGATCGATGTCTCCTGATTCTGCGGGGATCGCTCCCTTCTCTAGGCCATACTTCTTTTCAATCTCGTCACAGGGCTGTAAGCGCACTCGCAATATTTCTGGCTGATTCGCCATCATATCAATGCCGGGATCTGCTGGCAGTATTTCAAATGCCGAACAAAACTCGACTTCGACTTCGCCCGTGATGGGTTCAAGCTTTGAATCGAGCTTGGTTGGAGCATGTGAGATGGCATCTTCATCCCAGCGTATCGACCAGAACGCTTTTCCGGTCAGGGGCACCCATTGCATGGCTTGCACCCACTTCGAGCGCAGCGCCGCCTTCCGGGTGTAATACTGAAGAGCCTTTTGCGAGGCATTCGCATTGAAGATGTCTTCTCGGTCTGTTGTCGCAGGGACCACCGTGGGATTCGGGGGAATCCTGGTGTATTTGGCGACACGCGCCACATACTTCGGCTTAATATGGTTAATTCTGAACCGTTTCCGGTGGGCAGGCTCGCGTTTGACCTCTAATCGGCTCAGATCGGCGTTCCATCGCACATCGGGGAATCCCCGCAGCGCAGACGCGTTCAAATACCACTGCACCTCATACGGACGGCGCAACTGCCGTCGTGTATCATACGCATTGATGGTTTCGGTGACAATCGTGGCTTCTTTTAATGCTTTCTTATCAGAATCCGCTTTTGTCGTTACGGGTTCTCCGTCTGTGACGGGCCCTACCAGCTCAATCTTCTTTGGCGGTGTCTCGTCAGGCATTTGGCAACCCTTCCCCACGTAACATGTGCTCCGCTATGGAGGGAAGCATGACATCCCACTCTTCCGCTTCCCGCGCTTCTTTCAACTTGACCCGTTCGTCGGGGGATGTCGCCGTTAACGGCTGTGCAGACGGTTTGAACATCTCCAGCCACGCTTCAAACACTTTTGCTTGGTCCGAATGTGCCGTCATCATGGATTCCATCATCTTCGCGTTCTGCGTTTGCTGATCTCGCACGAGATTCAACATCTCACGGAGCAATTCTGCGTCCTTCATACCCATACCTCGTCTGCTTGTGCGGTTTTTCGCGCAATGCACGCTAATCCCTCGTCGAAGAGCGTCTTTTTCTTCTCTATTGGCTTTGGACTGGGATAGGCCTGTAAGGCTGCCGAGCATCCTAAGGCAATCACGGACGCGACATCGTCATGTTTCCCAGCAGGGGCGGCAATGGCGACCCCACCCATCGCATTGAGCTTCTTTTGCAGCTGTGTTAACTGCTGGTAGACCACTGGAAGGTCCAGCAAGAAGAGTTTCTTCGTTCTAAGCAGCTGCAACAGTGACCCATACATCTTGGCCTTGGATTTCCCAGTAAAATCATTACCAATAATGCTAAACCCATGCTGTTGCGCCAACTGCTGCAAGGCTTCGAGCTGATACTGGTCAGAAAAGACAAATGTGAGCGCCCAGTCCTTCACTAACTGCGAAATTTCGGCAATAATCACCAAGGGATCGAGGGTAATCTTTAGTTTTTTGTCTGGGGTCCATAATCGTAAGACATCCTGGATGATCGCCCCTGTGGCATCCATATGAAAAATCGTAAAGGCAAAGGAATCGTGCCGAAAGGCGGGGTCCATCGCGCCGATATACATGGGCTGCACCGCGCCCACCTCGTTATCCGCCTTCTTTCGCTCTTTCACATTCTTTTGTATGGCCTCTACGACCAATTCTGGGGGGATAAACCCTGAAATGGCGCTGACAAAGCGGGCCAGTGACTCACGAATAAAGGCTTCCGGGTCTTCCTGCTGTATTTTTGTCAAGCGTTTCCGCGTAATCCGCGGATTTTCCATGGCTGCCGTTGAGGCTTGGAGCACTAACGTCTCTTCGAACTGCGATCGCTCATCCAGTGGGAGCTTATGCCCGCCCGTGCCCGCTTTCCAATAGTCCCACAGGAGACCTTCTTCCGTATACGGTGTGGAAATCAAGATCTGCTTGGCGCGTGGAAACTGAAGCTGCGCGTAACTCACAGCCCGTTGTACCTCATAGTCTGGATTGGCCGCTTCGCTCGTGCGATACCAGAATCCCACTTCATCCCCAATGACAATGGGCATCGCAAATCCCCGCCCAGTCTTGATGGCAGGGGGTTCTGGTAAGACTGTGATTCCATTGGCAAATTCAATCTTATCCCGCGTGGCGTTCTTTATCTGGGCTTTGAGACTTTTGGACTTCGCTGCCATTAGCTCAATATGGCCCATGTTCGCTTTCGCCGTCGCCAAGTCTTGCGCAATGTAGGGCACAATCACATCTTGCCCTGCGGTGATATGTTCGAGATGCCCACCAAATAAAATTTCATAGAGCGCCATGAACGCCGTAATGGCTGCGGACTTTCCTGCGCGTCTCCCGAGAATCCCCACAAATACAGAATATTCTTTGGGCACATATGGGTAGACGGTAATGGATTGTGGATAGCCCAGGGCATCATACACGACGGCATCATGCAAAATTGACCAGATGGCCAGGTCTTCAGGTTCCGTCAGTGGTAACCCGTAAAACGCTTTGATGCAGACCTGCTGTGGTCGCGATAAACTTTCCCAGCAGGGCTTCATCAACTTGGCATCGTCAATGACTTCTGACAAGGGAAGATAGGGAATGACACTCATGGGTTAATTATCCCAGTCCCACTCTTTCTGCTGCGCCAATGAATATTTTGGGTCCGTTAGTCCATGCTCTCGTCGCCAGAATGCTGCTGCTGCGATTCGTGACCGTTTACGCCGTTTCGCCCTTGGTTGAGGCGGCATCTCCTCCTCCTGGACTTGCAACGCTTTTCTCCACGCGTGCCTGACGGGTTGTCTCATGTGATCCTTCTACCAACGCATACACGGGAGGTGATACTGTTTCCCCCTCAAGCGTGTTTTCTTGCAATTGCGCACGTTCGCGCTTTGTTGCAATGTAGGCCGCTAAATCTTCATCTTGAATATGTTGAACAGAATTTGTGGCCGCTTGCCCTGGTCGCAAGAGATTCACGCCCTTGAGGACATCAACCCCAATCTTGGCGTTCCCATCGAGCAGGGCGTCCCGAATGGCTGAATGGGCTAACGGCAACAACTCCTGGACAATCTTGTCTTCGAAGCTGGCAAAAATATCTGCACGTTTCGCCCAGGTGAGCGTGCGCTCTACCGTATCGACCGAACACTTAAATTCCTGCGCCAGATCCTTGTTCGTCATATTGCGGAGCACTTTGCCCTCAACCATTTTCATGGCCCGCAATTTACGAAACTTCGGTTCAACGAGTGCCATAGGCTATATTTCGAAATACTTCGTATAAAAAGAAGAAGGATGGCCCGAACTTATCAAGATGCCGCTGGAGGAAGGGGGGCAGCGTTCCTCAATAATGGGCCATCCTTGAATAGATGAATATCTATGCGATTATTATACCACAACTTTCCAAAAAACACAATTGAGGACTCCTCAATGTGTGCACAGGTTATGCACAGGTCGCTAATGTGAAATATTTCATGGTATTTCATTTCCGTGAAAAGTTTGTAAGTCCTTTTAGTGCAATGCGTTAGAGCCTTTTCAGGCTCCGTGAAAAGCGTGAAACGGTTGGGGTGTGAAAAGCCAGCAAGTCCTTTCTGCGCAACGAGTTAGCGTGATTTCATGGACGGTTTTCATGAGCCCTATAAGTAATACCTTAGTGATATTACTTATTGCGGAAGACAAGGGCCTGTATAAGCTTTGTTATGTTTTATGTCTATTTAAAGGGTCGAAAGGGCGAGCGTAGCGAGCCAGGACGGCCCCATGAAGGTCATGACACGGTTCTCCCAGCAATATTGATCATAACCCCACGCAGTTTTCCAAAAAAAATTAGCGCATTTGCTCGGGGGGAGGCAAAATTTTGAGGACCCAAAAAATTCAGACATCCTTTTTCTCTTATATATCATACCCCCCCCCACCCAAGCGGGTCCCCCCCCCCCGCGCGTTTTTCGCAGCTGGCGTGCGCGCCGTCCTGGTCTACCTCATCGACTGGTCCGTGCATTTTGAGACATCATGTCCCAAAACGCTGTGCCCTTCGCATAATCGCAGACACAAAAAAACCCAGTGAGCACGTTGCTCACTGGGGTAAATCGTCAGTCGGACCTAGTCGGTTTCGGTTACCGCGTCAAGGTCGATCTGGATCCGGTCGATGGCCATCTGCCACTGCTCCGGACCCCTGTTGATGAGGTCCGTTACATCCTTCACCAGTTCGGCGTACTGTCCCTTGTTAGCCTTAGACTCCGAGCCGCCCTTTGCGCCACCCTTGGACCGCACGCCACCCGCTTTCGCAACCCCTTTACCCTGCAGTGTCGCAGAGCATCCCGCACGCTGCCAAGTCTTACGGGCGGCGGCTTCGCTCGTCCCTACCCCTGTCGTGTAGTCGTCACGGAACTGCGCGAACACACCTTTATACTCCGACAGTGTCAAGCTGCGACCAAGCTCCTCGACCAGGGCGACCGCGCGTGCGCCCGTTTCCAGGATAGAATTGGCAGCATTGCGCTCCGACGCTGCGCACTTGCGACCCATCGCAACCAGTGCCTTCACGCATGCGAGGGCTTTCTTGGGCAAATTCCCAATCGTCAGAACCTTCTCTGTAACTACCTTTTCGGTCATTGCGTTATCCTTCTGTATGTCGCAGGCAAACCGTACCCGTCAACAACACGAGTATATCAGAAAACACTAGTCAAATACAGCCAGTTACCATCTTTTTTTTGCCTTTCGTATAAATCCTTTGTTCTCCTACACTTACAGCTGAATATATATTTTGGGACATGATGTCCCAAAATCGTCTTCATTCTGTCACTCTTGACTCACATGCCGCGCAAACCTGCCCTGCTCGTGCCATGCCTGCACCCGCATGAACCAGGAGGAGAGGAGAGGAGATAAGCGGAGGAGAGGAGAGGAGAGGAGAGGAAACAGCTTTTTGTCTGGGGTCTGGCAGACATTGACAGAATGAGATAGAACGTGGTATAATTACTATAGATTGACAACTGAATATTGCCCCTAGAGCCATGGCAGGCTCTGACGCGAGTGGAAGCTCGCGCCTCTTCTTTTTCCAGTGGCCATGCAACAGACTTTGGGACATGATGTCCCAAAACAGTCCACCCGAATCCCAAGAGCTACGGGGTGCCGCGCACCGTGATTCTACCTACTTCGTATCGAGGAGACACGACAGCGTTGGTCCCACCATCCCCAATGCGAAGACAGGATCAATCGGTTACAACCAGTGCCGAAAGGCGGAAAACTCCCATGCGGGAGCGGAAGATAACAGGGGAGTGAGCACCACTCAGCCCGGACAGCGCGCCGGAGCATCGCATCTGGATCTAGCACATCCAGAGGGTGCCGTGGCTCACTTATGCACAGGTATCTGTCTTGTTACGAGGAGCATTACCATGCAACAGACAGCAAATCAACAGATGCGTCGGCTCAAACGTCAACAGCGGAAGCGGCAGGCTCGGCGTGAGCGTGGCCCTCTTGTCCATCACGAGGCCACTCCGGTGTCACGGTGGGCGTTCATACGACACTACTTTTGCCCGCGTTAGTTTTCCCGCCGAAGTAATCCCACCTCGTTCTCATTCGGTAACATGCAAATACCTGTGCATAAGCGAACCACGGCCACCGTTTTTGGGACATGATGTCCCAAAACTGCACTCCCAGTGTGGGAGCGACTGAAAGGACAGCATGCACACACTTACGATAAAGACCACGGGATGGGCCGCCATCCAGCGGCTCGCCAAGGAACCTCGCGCGGCAAAGACCTTTCGGCTTCAGGTCCAGCAGCACCATCGGGCGCAGCAGATCGAGACGCGGCCCCGACTTGTGCGACTCCAGACGGTCACCCAGGGCTTCAACGCTCCGCGTCTTCTCTAGGAGAACATCTCATGAGTAACTTTAAATGCACCGTGCATCCGAGGGATAAGAAGGCGACCGGATTTCAGATCACCTTCACCAATGGGAATACCGTCAGTGTGCAGTGGGGAGAGGGCACGTATTCT